GTGTTGGAGCAGGTGCTGGTGTTGGAGCAGGTGCTGGTGTTGGAGCAGGTGCTGGTGTTGGAGCAGGTGCTGGTGCTGGTGCAGGTGCTGGAGCAGGTGCTGGTGCTGGTGCAGGTGCAGGTGCTGGTGCTGGTGTTGGTGCTGGTGCTGGTGTTGGAGCAGGTGCTGGTGTTGGGGCCACAGCCTTTGCAGCATCTGCTTCATCCGCAAGTTTCTTTGCCTCAGCAGCCGCTGCTGCATCCGTAACCTTCTTTGCCTCAGCAGCCGCTGCTGCATCCGCAACCTTCTTTGCCTCAGCAGCCGCTGCTGCATCCGCAACCTTCTTTGCCTCAGCAGCCTCTGCTGCATCGGCAGCCGCCTTGATATCCGCGGCGATTTTATCCATTATCTTCTTCTGCTGCTCCGTGAGCTGATCAATGAATGATTTATTTTGCTCACTAGGAACAGGTTCTACAGTATTATTCGTCGTTATATAATAAACAACCTGCGTCGAACTCGTCTGAGTTGTCGTAAATGCACTAACAGGTATCGTCTGAGTACCGTTTGTAAGATTACATGTTCCAATAATGACCAGTGAAGGAATCTGATTTATGATAGATGCTGCTGCCGCCGACTGATCATTCGCAATATCACTACTAATAGAGCTACTCAGTAAAGCTGATGCATTTCGTAATGATTTACAAAGAGTATCTAACTTAGTAATATTAGCCAATGAATCATCCATTGCCTTCTTAAATGGCTGTAGAGTCGACAACGTGGTTGTTGATGTAGATGCCCTGGGAGTCAATGCTGTAGTCGCTGAAGAGAGTGCAGTAAACACAGCCGATGTAGGAGTATTAGGCACATTATTTAATGTTCTAGTATACCGTGAAATATCAGATAAATCAATAGTCTGATCTCCAACTGTAGTTAAAATACTCTCAGACGCGCTGTTCGCATCATTTAGCAGTGTATTTGCATTAGTCTTGGCGGCACTCACGGTTGAATCAATCTTACTTGATATATCTACATGCTTGCTAAACTTTTCTGTAGTACCCGCAAGCTGTCTTATCTGGTTTGTATTTGTAGTAATATCAATCTGCAGGGTTCCAATGTCGGCTTTGGTTGTCTGAATCGTAGTAAGCTGCGTATCAGCGGTTGTTCCTATAACTGATATTGCATTCACATTCGAGCTAAATGTATTTAATACTGTACTCATAGCCGTTTTCAAGTCGCTGTATTTCTTATAAATAGCATCTCTTGCACTATTTGCATCCGTCACAAAAGAGGTTACTATATCTGTTGCCGACTTTAATGCATTGATTGTAGTAGTTTGATTGGCTTGTACAGTTTTAGAAGATTCATTCATTGCATTATTATTTTTAGAAACATCACTCTCAAGTGTAATGAGGTTATTTGATATATCTTTTATTGCACTAGCAACTCTTACTGCCTTTCTATAGTCACTCATGTATGCAATAACTGTTGTCGATAGTGTTGCGCCCGTTTGCGTATATGTTATAGAGTTTGAATCGACTGCAGTACTTATATCTTTCAATGGCGTAACAGATGTAGTAATGCTAGCAATTGATTTAGCTAATGATTCCATGCGTGCAGGTATTCCATTTATATTAGCTGTAAGAGACTTATTGAAGCTATCAACTGTAACACTATCAATAGCGACATATGTAGACATCTTTGTCTGAGCATCTTTAATATTGCCACTCATATTATTACTTAAATCAAATAGACCCTTCTGAAGATTCTGCATTGCCGTGTTAATGCTTGAATATGTCGTCCTTATATTCACTATACTATTATTTACAGCTGTTAAACGTGACTGAATAGAAGCGACATCTGCCTTCGTTTGATCATTGCCCGAATTAAACTTGCCTATCAGCTGTAAGCGTTGGGCCCTACGAGCCTGTATAGCCGTCCAATATGCAGCAGTGATTCCATCAAGGCGCGCAATCTCATCCTTATTTTCTTGACTAATGGTCGCCCCAGCGCCAATGCTATCATCGACGACCTTCTTTTTCGTATTATATACAGCAGTAACATCTTTAACATGCTTGTCTCGTGCAGATGTAATCGAGTTTATTTCATCGACGCGAATCAACCGAGCCTTCTCAAATGCATCCACTATTGCCTTTAATGATACAGCATCTGCGATTACGATACCGCCTACATCCGTGCTTATCTTTGTTTTAATTGAATCATCTGAGGTGTAGTATCCATTCACTTTATTTTTAAGTGTATTAAGACTTCCATCAAACCCTGTAAACTCTTGGTCAAGGCGATCAGAAATCCATCTGGCCATCGATTGCGCATTGTAGTTAGGAGGCGCAGTTGATTTAATCCAAGACATTTGGCGTGAATACATTCCCGATGGATAGCCTGGAAACTCTCCTTTTGGAAAAGACTCGAGGTAAACAGAGTTAAATGTATTCTCTATTAATGTCCAGTTAGCCTCCATTTCCTTAGCTGCAGCACTCTCAATCTTATCATATTTATTATAAATAATCTCCCTGTTCGCCTGCAAAAAGATAGTGGCTGCATCGAGCTCGCTCGTACCTCTATCAATCAGATTTTGTGAGTATCCACTGATAGTAAATCCACCAGGGTTTTTCATGTTCCAAGGAATATAGTAAATATCACTCCAATACTTTGCGGCTGTTTGAGCATCCGCTTTCATCGTTGTTGCCAGATTGATTTGGTCATTTGACGCTTGTGAATAAAAGCCTGTTTCCAAGATTTTCTTTTGTTCATATATCTGTTGATACAACTTCTGAAATGAAAGAAGTGCATCTTGCGTTCTCTTTACCTTTTTAGCAGCAATATCAACTACAAGAGTATTATTTGTATTGTTAATATAATAGTCTGTTTTATTCTTTACAATAAGTTGTTTTTCATAACGTACAAATTCAAGATTTGTCTCCTCGTAATATTTGTATAAGTCATTCACATTATCAATAGTTTGTGATACTGCCGAGAGTCTGTCGGTTGCAACACTCAGTCTCTTGTTACTTGCGGCAAGTTTATCTGAGTAATATTGCTTATTTTCTTGTTTAGTTAAGATCTCATTATCTATATCGAGCTTACCTGTTGTATCTGCTGCAATGGCTGCTGCCAAAGCCATCTGAGGATTATCCGCATACTTAGCCCTTTCAGCCGCTTTCTCTTCAGCTGTCGCCATCGCAACAACCTTATTCATTAGTTCTATCTCATTCGTGCAGTTAACTATTACACCATTGCAACTATCTATATCATTTTGTGCATAGGTGATATCTTGATTGGCTGTAACTGATATCGTATTTGCCTGTTGTGCCATTGCGCTGAATGGATATGGCAATGATGTTGATAGAATAGCATTTTGTGGTACTGCATCAAGGTCTGCTTGGGCGGCAACTACATCTGCCTTCAGGTTGCTAAGTAATGTTGTATCTGGTGGCTCGCCAGGATCAGTTAATGAATCTGCGACATTTTTAATCGGATAATACAACTGGTCCCATATAACAGGCTGCCCAGCTGTATAAAACATCTTTATTATGTCAGAAAACTCTGTTTTAATATAAATACCCGTGTTGATAACACGTCTCATTTCTTGTAGATTCTTATCAAGTGTCTCATCCGTCGTTGTTTTGAGTGAGGCAATATCAGTCTCCTTTGTGAGAGAAGCCTTTGCCTTATTAAACGATGCAGTATTCGCATCCGTTAGGATTTGTGTTTGTATTTTAATCTTCATTATATCCGCTAGAATATTTGTCTGAAGCATGTTATTATAATCTTTTATCGTTTTGCACAGATCACTCTGAGTAGCGAGAATCTTCATGTAAAATGTCCAGTTTGTTACTGAATCAGTTCCAAAGGATGCAATCCGTGTATTGAATGCAGTTTCAACAGTATTGAGCGCTTTTGTGGATGCATCATATTTATCTGAATAGATTACAACCGGCTTCTTCCATTCCTCCGTAGGTATATTCTGACTTACAAAGTTGGATTGCATATAACCCCACATGTTGCTCATATACGTATTGATTGCGGCCTCATTGTCCTTGTATTTCTTGAGGATAGCAGTTTGTTCCTTCAATAACAGGTATTTATAAAGAAGAACCTCATCATCAACGGCATTTTTATCTGCATCTGTAGTCGCAGCATCTTTCTTTGCCTTCATACTCGCGAAATATTCCGCATTGTCGGCCAGTTTTGTAGAAAATGGAGCCAGAGAAGAATCATAGCTAGCATAGAGGGTTGTTGTAAATGCAGTACATAAATCCGTAAACTCCTTTTCTTGTTGAACACGGAAGGCGATCTTATCGGCTGCCAACTTATCTCTGAACTGCGGATATCCGAGAGTTGTAAGCGAACTATCAATCTTTACATTAGATAATACGGCATCCTTCAAAGACTGTACATATTGTACTCTCTTCTGTGTTACTAGACCTAACTCCTTTTGCATAAGAGGAACGATTGCATTCTGTAAAATATCGAGTCCGGCTGTCTCGAATGATTCAACCGTACCTTTATTAGCAATACGCGATACAAGTGTATAGTCAGCGGTCTTATTTACGATACCATCGGCAATGTTTTGAGATATCATGTTATACGTCATCACCGTATCGCTGTATTTTATATCATTGTTAATCGAGGAAAAGTCCACGCTTTTCGCCTTAAACTCAAACGCAGAGAGTTGCAAGTTCAGTTTAACAAAATCGAGAACCTTCACATCAACATACTTCTTAAAAAGTGACTCATCTACAATAGTATTTGTATCGATTGTTTTAACCAATGCATCTACCTTTTTTTGTACAAGTTCACCTGTATTAAGTTTCGGATCAGTTACACTAATGTTTAACGTATTCTTCGATGTAGCCAGTGTATTTACGAAGGATTCGACCTTTTTAAGAAACGTGCCACTCTGTGTTACGCTTAATGGGGTAGATGTGCTCTTTGAGTTTAAAGAAGTAGAGGAGTTTGCGGCCGTTGATGTACTCTTTGAGTTTGAGGAAGAGGCAGCCTGTGTAGATGAAGCCGATGTGCTGGCAGGCGTCGTAGATGTTCCTACGCCGATATCACCGAGTGTAGTATTACCTCCGATAAGAACTGTTTTTTTTCTTTTTGAATTTGAGTCCTTACGGACGCGATCTTTCCTTTTCATCTTCTAACTATGGCCACTATTTTACATAGACTTACGCCGCAACCGGGTCTTATTAAAAAACAGACAATATAGATAGAATGGATTACAAGGACGTCGTCGGTAAAAGTTTTGAACACACCGTCAAGGGATTCGCAATGGGCAGCCTTATTGTTGTATGGTGGCTCTGTGTCTGGACGATTGTTGAGACAACTTTTGATAGAATAGAGAGGCAATTTAAAATACATCCTCTCACACTTAATGTTCTCACACTCATAATCATCTTCTGTTTCACACTGTATTTAGACCCGGCATTCCTTCACCGACTTTAAATGCATGTCACTAAGTAGTCGCCAAGTTAAAAAATACTGGAGCCAATGGCTTCTTAGTTTTTTAACTTACATTATTTGCTTGACTTTACAATCTCATTATTGAGAAATTCCCCTTTCACTTCTGCAACAAGATCGCTGTGGTTGTGATCCGCCTTCAGAAACTCCTGTAGAATGCTATTCTTAGCCTGATATGTCCACTTCGCCCACTTCAAATCTTGGGGATCATCTCTACTCGATGAAAGCCAGCCTAGATAGACTCTTTCATTATCAGCAGCCCATGTTGCCCGTACACGTTCAATCTCCGTAGTGTTATCAACCAGCTCGGGGGCCCGGTGCCACGTGAAAAAAGACTTCACTGCAAAGACAAAAAGAACGATGTCTTGCTGTTTCCGGTAATCATCTTCAAGCTGCTTCACGAAAAAAAGAAGTGCGTCTGCGACACTTGTGTGTACCTCGAGTGCTGAGAGCACATCTTTTATTCCTCTACTCGCCGCTTCCATCTACTTGTGCTTCGGTTTTTTGGCCCTCTGCTGATTCGCCTCTGCAGCACGGAGGCCCTTCCCTGAGCCAAGACGCTCAGCACCGCGTGCCTTCTCCTTCGCGGACTTGTGGCCCTGCTTCTTTGTCTTTGGATCTTCCATCTTTTTCTTTTAGCGGGATACATGCTGTTAGTGAGCGCATTGTTCAATTTTACTGCAAAAAATGAGTTTTTGTGTTTTGTATTTTTTTATATTTTGTTGTCTTTTGTTGTCTTTTTTCTTACGCCTTGGCCTCCTTGGCCGCCTTCTTCGCCTTGTTGGCCTCCTTCTTGGCCGCCTTGGCGGCGTTGAAGGCCGCGAGCTCCTCAGGTGTCATTGCTGCCATCTTGGCCTCACGCTCCGCCTTAGCCGCGGCCTTCTGCTCGGCCGTCATCGGCTTGCGGCCGCGCTTCTTCTGGCTAGAAGAATCGGAGGCGTGGCCCTCGTCCTCCGCCTCAGACTCAGGCAGTGGAAGAGAGGCAGGCGCTGCAGGAGCCGCAGGGGCGGGGAGAGGAAGCTCCTCAGCAGTCTTAGGCTTGTTCTTGCTGCCCTTCGGGCGGCCGCCCTTCTTCTTCTCGGGCTCCTCCGCCGGCTCAGACGCCACTGAAGAAGCTGAAGAGCCCTTGCGGATCTTCGCAACCGTCAGCGCCTGGCTGTAGGTCGGCTTCTTGCGGCTGTCAGCGAAGACGTGGCCCTCCTCCGTGGCCTCGGAGCCGGCGAAGTGCGTATCCTTGACCGAGAAGGGCTCCCAGCCGTTCTCAATCATGTCCGCGAGCACGCTCTTCACATGCTCCGTCCATGCCGTGACGCCGGCAGGAACCGAGCGCTTCGGAGCGTTCGGGTCCTTCACCTTCTCGGTCTTGGCCTTGACAGGGGCGGAAGGCATCATGCTGGCGAGAGCGGAGGCGAACACCTCCTCACCGGCCATGGCCTTGATGTTCTGCAGCATCGCGACGACGTTCGAGGCAGACGACATTTCCTTCGAGTTAAAGTGCTAGAGTGGTATAGTACTTTGTGCTTTTGGGGGTACTAAAAAAGTAAGGGGATTTGAGCTTCAATTTTTTTATTTATTCGCGCGACTCAATCCAATGCTCCATGTCTGCATACTTCTTCAACTCCTTGAGCCACGCCTCCGCGGTTTCTAAAGAAAGGCAGTACTCACCGTGTCCACCCACCTCTTTGTTACGCATGCGCCACGCAATACGGTAGAGCGCCATTCTAACAAAAAGAGCGGCGCCGCCGGCCGCAATTTTGGTTTTTTCTGTTTCTTTTTATCTAGATAGCATCGACGTCTGGCTCCTCTTCCTCAGCGAACTCGACACCACATCCCTCCTCTGCAGTGTCACCCTTGTCAAAGAAGCCCTTGATGCTAAAGACAAGGTCCTTGATGTCTGCTACCTGAGAGCGTGATAGCACAGCAATAATCTGGTCATCTGCTAGCACGTAGGAGCCAGGTGTGAGCGCGAGAGGGTTGCCAGGGTTCCTCGCCGCTCCCGCGCTGCACTTGAGATTGCCACGGAGCGTCATCTGCATCTCCTTGCCAGTCTGTGAGATGACCTGCATCCGGCCACTGCCCAGAAGCTTCGTGACACGGCAAAGGAAGGTGGTAGAGATGCCGAGGCGGAGGTCGCTTTGGTTGCTCTCCTCCGCGATGTTGCGCGGCTGACTCGAGACCTCCGTGACATACTCGGCGGCTGCACCACTATTCTTGTTCTGAGCACGGGCCGCCTTCACGCTGATCTGCTTTCCGCCAGGAGCCTTACTCTTGGAAGGCATCTTATTGGGTATTAGCTGACTATGACCAGACTTGCTTCAATTTTGGCGGCAGCAAAAAATAAGGGTTTTTGTGGGTTATTGTGGTTATAGTCTGTTCTATCTCTACACAGTAGGCTGCCACTCGGGGTGCTGAATGAGGTAGTACGCAGCGTCTTGCGTAACCTCATCCTCGCCTCCCGCAGTGTCCTCGAAAGTGTCAAAGTTCCAGGACTTCTCGTCCCTGATAAAGGAACCCTGTTGCTTGAGGTAGTGGATGACCTTCAGAACAAAGAGCTGCCACTGGCGAGAGCCGAGCTCACCAGTCTGCGCCTTTACTGCAGCGGGATCTAGACCAGAGTCATCGTAGACGAAGTACTCGTAGCACTCGTGAAGAATGCCTGCAACATTCTTCACGAGGTCATACTTGATTGCCTTCTTCCAGTTGCTCTTGTAGTGCTTGCGCGTCTCGAACGCGAGAGCCATGGCCTCCATCTCCGCATCAGTCAAGGGGCGATCTGGGCTGACAAGCTCCATCTCGGCCAGCTTCTTCTGAGCGTCCTCCAGCTTCACCTTGCAATCAAGCACGATGGCGCGCATCTCAGTGATGGATGACATCTTAGAGAGTTTATTGGGGGGTACTATCTATTGCGGCTGCAGTGCTTTCAATTTTATTGCAAAAAAAATGCGGATTTGTGTTATTTTGGTTTGGGCGCGGATTTTTTTTGCGTCTAGGCCCTGTGGAAGTACGGTCCCATGCAAGCATCCGAGCAGAAGTATGCGTCATGCTCGTGACAGCGACAGTCCTTGAGACAGTCGGACTCAATGCGGTTCGCACGAGTCAGTCCCTCCTTGCACGTGAGGCAGGAGGAGACGATCACAGTTTCGCTCCTGTGCTGGAAGTCCGTCTTGGCCTTGGCGACAGCGGCTGCCTTGGACTTCTCCAAGCCGTGGGGCCAGTACTGGAGGAAGACCTTGATGACATAGGGAGTCCAGTAGCCCGTCACCTCCTTATCAGGACTCTGCTCCAAGGTGTAGGAGCAGGTGAACTTGTTGCCAAACCGAGAAGCCAGTAGGGGCAAGAAGTCCGTATGCTTGATGACAGCAAGGATGCTGGCCTGAGGGCATCCGGCCTTCAAGAAGCCGGGGCGATAATTCTGGAGGTCCTCATGGACACCAGCCATCCGCGCAGCATCCTCCACAGTCATCGGCCTACGGCGATCATCCTCGTCGTAGGCGACCCAGTACTGCTCTTCGGTGAGACACGGGCCCTCGTAGAGCTCAGAGCGACAGTCAGCGCCCGGACGGCTAGAGTCCTTCTTGAAGAAGACGTGGTTGGCGGACCAAACGAGCGCGGTCGTCTTGCCGGAAGCCAGCTCCGCCTTGATCTGGTCCATCGGAACAGCGGAGTAGTTGACCCGAGACGGAGATTTGGGGTTCAAGATGGCGTCCACCAACGCATCCGGTGCCCACTCCTGAAGACGCCACTGCTTCTCCTCCATTACCAACTTCTTGTTAGCCGACGCGAACTGCTCCTCATCCGAAGATGAGAAGATGGCTTGCATCTTGAGCTTTGCTTGGGACGGAGGAACGGCCTTTGGCAGAGGAACGGCCTTTGGCAGAGGAACAGCCTTTGGCAGTTGGTGAAGATACGTGTGGTCGCTAGATGTGTAGGGCACAGACATATTTTTGGGGATACTGATAAAAATAGGAGCAATAGCTTCAATTTTTTAAAAAAAATGCGGATTTGTTTTGTTTTGGTTTGGGCGCGGAGTTTGTTTTTTCCTACGAGAAGCCGAACGGGGCCTCGGCCTCGTCCTCCTCGGCCTTGTCCTCAGGATTGTTAATCTGAGGGGCGCGGACATTGTGGCCCCCGCAGACATCGCAGAAGCCGTCTGTCAGGTGGGGGAGGACGCATGTGCATGGCGGCTTCTCTGCCTCCACGCCTCCCGCGTGAAACCGGGCAACAATCTGCCAGACGCGCACCAAATGGTGAACGGCTGGGCGGCCAGAGACAGCACGAGGTGAGACGCGGCACTGGAAGAAGCCTGGCGCGAGGCAGTTCGCTACGCGTGCGAGAACGTCCGTCTTCCTGAAAACCTCGCCGAGCGTGATACCATCGGCGTCCTCCTCCTCCCACTCGTCGTCCGTGTAGGTGCGGAGGACAACTGATTGGCCCCAGTCAGTTTGAGATCTCGCGATGGCGGCCTCGAGAGCGGGAAGGAAGGTGTCCTTCACGTCCCGCAGCACGTCACGCCTCACGTTCCAGCGGCGGCGGTTCAGCAGGTCCTGGCGGAGTATCTCTGAGCGCTTGGCGACCAGGCCACGGAGGGCAGAGACATTGTCCGCGAACATCTTGGCTTTTGCGGATGAGAAGACAAGTTGCGAGATAGTTGCAGATGTGTCTGAAACCGTACTATCTACGCTAGACAAGAGCCCCTTCAATTTTTATTAAGATGGAGCAAAGAGGCTCTACAAAAAAAGAGGTTTTTTGTCTTTTTTTGGTTTGCGGAGGCGCGTCTTTGTGGGTTTTTCTTTAGTATCCGCGGCTCAGCTGGCGGTCCATCTTGTTGAGGTCGTCTTGGTCGTAGTCCTCCCACGGGATGCGCTCCTCTTCGTCCTCGTCAGAGGGCCAGGTGGCGGCCTCGTAGTCCTCCTCGTCCCACGCGACAACAGGGAACTCGTCAGAGCCAGACCAGAGTGCATAGTCGGCCAGAGTCTGGTGGCGGTGGATGCGCGGGCGGTCAGGGACGATGGAGCCATCAGCGAGCTCCTTGACACAGAGCCACTCAGAGCGGAAGCCCCGCTCCTCGTTGATGAGAGCACTGTTGGCCTCCTCGACGTAGTCCTGGAGGTCGGCCCAAGAGAAGCGGAGTGCCCAGTAGAGCCCGTCGAGTCCGAGGAGGCTCGCGTAGGGGCTATCTGGGTACGCGAGGTGCCTCTGGAGGCTCTCGCGGTAAACGCGGAGGTTGTAGCGGAGCTGGCAGAGCTCGTAGGGCTCTTCGCGGTCCACAACAGAGTCGATAGCGGTCTCGCAGAGCAGGCTCTGGGCGTTGACGGGGCTGTACGGCATCTTGTCCTAAACAACAGAGTGATTCTATTGTTTGAGGGTACTATCTCTCTAAGAGGGCCTCTTTATCAATTTTATTATGAAATTGAATGCCTCTATACAAAAGAGGCCTGCGGCCAGAGGCGGGCCAGAGCCTCTGGGGGCCCTCTGGATTTGTTCTGCCCTATTCAAATTCATAATAAAATTGAATGCAGGTAGCCCTATAACAAATGGTCGGGAGACAAAGCCAGGGATAAAGAGAAACAGAGGACGCTCTGGTGCTCTCCCCACTCCTTAAAAGGCTATAATCGCGCTGGGACGGACAGCAGGGGACCGGCCAAGAGCCCCTTACTATCTCTTTTTTTATGCATTCCAGAGAGCCTACAGAGGGCTCCAAGAGGCCCTCCATAAAATTGAAGCCGGCGGCGGCCTAGCCGCTCTGTACCCCCCAAAGCCTCTTTCCCTGTAAAGATGTCTTCTCGCTACGATCTCGAAGCGCGCATCAGCACCCTCCGCCGCCAGCTGGCCGCCGCAGAGGCAGAGCTGGCGAGGCTGCCAGAGCCTGTGGAAGAGACAGAGCCACAGGCACAGAGGGCTGGTGAGCTAGAGACAGTTGCCCAGAATACCTACTGTATCGCTGGCCGGCCGGACCTTGGGACCTTTCGGGTGGCTCCTGCAGCGCCTCTGGCTCCTGCGGCACCTCTGGCCCCTGCGGCTCCTGCAGCTCCTTCTGTCATCCGCATCGGCGGCTTCGACTACGTCTTTAAGGAGGCCCGCTGGAGCATCCCCATCCCCGAAGATGGCGTCATCAAGCCGCACCACAGCTCTGACTTCTTCTGGCCTGCCACGCGCGCCCGCTATCTGGTCAAGGAGATTAATCCAGAGGCTAAGAGGCAGTCTTTCGATAAGAACATCCGCTACATTGCGGAGCGCGTCAACATGACGCCAGAGCAGCTCATCAAGACGAATCCGGTCGTCATCGGCTGGCGCCTCGGCGTCTCAGAGGTGAAGATGTCTCAGATCTTCGGCGACTATTACATGCTCCGTAAGGGCTACACCTGCCGCTACGGTGCGTTCTGAATGCCTTTAAAGGCATCTTAACCAAGATAAAAAACAAAAAATATTTTTTACGGAGCAGGGGCATCTCAAAAAAAAATTGAAGCCCGTTTCCCCCTAGCTATCTGTACCCCCAACGAATAAGCACTACAGACTTCTCTAGTACTTTCCGTTTCGAAGATGTCGTTCTCCTCGCTCTCGCTCGATGCCCTCAAGGCTTTCCGCGCCGCGATTGATGCCGAGATCTCTAGCCGCAGCTCCTCCGTTGTTGCACCTGTCAAGGTTGTCGCAGAGAAGCCGAAGGTCAAGCGCGCCGCTGGTGCGCATGCCCTCTGGCTCGGACACGTCATCAAGGCGCACGCCGCAGAGTATGAGTCCTTCAAGGCCGCTGCAGAGTCGAAGAAGGGCGTCGCTCTGAGCTTCGCAAAGCAGTGGCGCACGGACCACGCGGAGGAGTTCGCAGCATTCGTGGCTCAGCACAAGGATGCAAAGGAGGCCTCTGAGGCCGAGTCCGTTGTTGCCTCTGAGGCCGAGTCTGAGGGTAAGCCGAAGAAGGAGCGCAAGCCCTGGACGCCCGAGCAGAAGGCGGCGGCGGCCGCAAAGCGCGCGGCCAAGAAGGCGTCCGCGTAAAGAATAAATAAAAAAGACAAAAACAAAACAAAAGAAAACAAAAGACAATATCTTTTTTTTGTAAAATTGAACACCGTGGTGCAGAAAGGACGAGTACCCGAGCAAAAATGGCCTCTGTTATGAGCAAGCCGTCGCTGCCGCTGCCGCCGCCCTACAAGCTCACTGACCTCTGGCGAAACATCTTTCAGACGTTGATTGCTATGCAGTTCGACAGCTGGACCTGTCTTGAGGATCGCAGGGCCATCCGCGCCCTCGCCAAGGACATGAACAACAAAGAGCTCGTCGTACAGATACATCTTCGTATCGACATGCTGCAGAGGGCCCATGCCCTGCTGAACAAGAAGATTGATGCATCCGAGGAGGAAGAGGAAGAGGTCTACACCAACGGCAACTACGAGGATTGCGGCGGCTTCGATCTCGAGATGCGCCGGCTGAACGCGATGTCCGCCGGCGCGGCGGCGTGGGCAGAGTTCTATTCGTGAGACAGAGAAAATTGACCTTATTTACTTATTTTTTACGAGCATGACGCTCAATCTTATTCTTCATATATTCCGCCGAGTAAAGAACGGTTCCTTTGACGAGATTAAGCCCTGCCACAGCTACGGAGATGCATCTGCATATCTCCTAAGCTCACTGCACGGATACGTGGACAACTGGAAGGGGGATGGTGCCGAGTTCTTCATGTCATGGATTGACACGAATAAGACATATGAAGAGTGTTTATCTGCAGCGGCCCTTGAGACAGTTGTTCTAGACAATGATGAGAGAGCCAAACCGATTCCTCTCTTCACGGTCAAGCATAAGGAAACTGGCGAGATTGAGTTCCAGCTGAGCATCAAGAAGAGAATGATGCTATAAAATTGATGTTAGCCCTTTATTTTTTCCCTTCACCCTGCCAGAATGTACTGCTTCGACTGCCATTCCCCTCTGCGAGCCGATGAGATCGACGGGTTCCGCCCTGATCTGCCCCCAACCTCTGATGCGCGTATCAACTTCCGCTGGATCTATACGCAGTGGAACGGTGAGGAGGTTGCACCACTCTGCGAGGATTGCTTTGCAGATCTAGTGGAAGACGAGTATTGTATCTGCGATGCGAACTGCGGAAAGGAGGTTAAGTCCCTCGACCAGTACATCTCTTACCGAGGCTGCATCTTCTGTGATGAGGAGTGCCTGAGCAACTTCACTGGCGATTTCCCAGAGGAGATTCCAGTAGTTGATAACCCCACATACTGTGAAGAGTGTGGTGAGGAGGCAGATACACAATACTGCCAGCGCTGTCAGGCGGACATTGATACGGCGGATTCTGTTATTTACTGAAGGCAGGTTAAAGTTAAGAAGAATGTAGTTAGTATGGAGATCACAGACAAAACACGTTCCTTTTTTTTACAGAGGCATTACGCCATTCCCGTCGAGTTGATTCTTAATATAAGAGATAGGCAGCGAAAATATATTCACATTGGTGACATTCTATACGCATTCGCAACAATGAAAGAGGTTGATACAAAGTTAGTTCTCACCGAAGAGGAGTATACCGTTATTGATGATGTTTATAGACAGGTCTGTATAAATAATATGCGTTAAATATAGAATGCCGCCTGTTAATATTGAGATGAAGAATGGAAAGCCGATTCCCTGCAGAGAGTGGTGCTTCGGTAACGTCCTCGGTCGTCCCACGCCTGCGAACCCTCCGAAGTATCCTATGGAAGGATGCATTGCCCACAGAAAGGGCCTACCGTGCATGGTAGGGCGTGACGGAAGGGGAAAGTACTTTGCTCACCCGGATGAGCCGATCTGGCAGCAGGTGCCTGGTGTTGCTGTTGCTGTTGCGGTTGTGAAGTCTGCGGAGCCCGAGTGGCGTCGCGGAGCGTTTGCGGCTGTAACACCGGCTCGTCAGCACCGCGGCGTTCTGGTTGTTCCCGAGGCCGCCCTTCAGAAGCCCAAGTCTCTATCGAGAAAGAGATCTCCCCTGATAAAGATCGATCCCGGTCTGAGCTGGGGCGACTATGCGTATTACGAGGACAACCCGAGCGCGAAGGCCTTCGCGATTGCGAAAGGAGAGGCAGAAGGAATCCCGTTACAGAAACTTCATGACCCGTTCGCTATTATGCGCGTTGCATCAAAGGGAAAGACCATGAAAAAGAAGTCCAAGTAAAATTGACATTAGCTAGTTACAACAGAACACAAACATGGCGACAAACTACCAGTTCTTTTGCGAATCGCTCCATGGCGTTTCGTATGATGACTGTCTGGCAAAGGTAAAGACTGAGTTTGAGATTATGCGGCCTCGTGCAGAGTGTCCGACACAGTGTCCTCATTCTTCCCAATGGCGATGGACGATTCCCGGCGCCTACTCTAAGGCAGTTAAGAAGTCACTTGACCAGCGGACTGCATACGAGGTTGTTGAGGCCTATACGGATCCTATGATCTTTGCATCTAAGTGCGGTCTTCCTGCCGCGGCAAGCTTTGAGACAGTTATGGATATGCGGTTCAATGCACTTACATGGATCGATGAGGGTCTGACGTTGGATAATCCACGCGCTGAGAATATCCCGCTGGACTTGAAGGACCTTATCTTCACACGCGCCATCAGCAAAAATAGAGCAGAACAAAGCCTAGACAAGAGTGTAAAGCTTGAGTGGGGTAGGCTCATGTGGGTTGAGATTATGGCTCAGCAACATGCGAACAGTGTTCCAGTCTTCGATCATCTCGTCAAGGTTATCCATATGAAGGAGAAACTTGAGAAGAATGATGTGATTACGAGCATTTGTGTGCACAACATGCTAAAGATGAAGTCGCTCGGGCAACGCAAGGATACGGATACGCTGCATCTTATCGCCACATTTGAGACATGGAAGTGCAGGTGTTGCCCGTAAAATTGAAGGGGTTGTTAGTTATTTATTTAATAACAGTAGAAATGGGCCAGTACTACTATCCCGTCATTCTCGATGCTGACGGAAAGATTGTTGTCTGGATGCAAGCCCATATGTACGGAAATGGACTGAAGCTGATGGAGCACTCCTTCATTGGCAATAACTTCGTCAGCACTTTCGAGTTCGGACTGAGTCCAGAGGGTCCGCATCACAAGTCCCGCGTGGTCTGGGCGGGTGACTACGCGGATGATGAGCCTGATGGAGAGAACCTGTATCGCCAGTGCGAGGAGTACAGAATGATCCGCCCCGAAGAGAAGGACACTACGCGGTTCCGTTACATTGTCAACCATACCAAGAAGCAGTTTGTTGACAAGACTAAGGTCCCCAGTCGCGGTGGATTTACAGTCCATCCTCTGCCCCTGCTGACCTGTGAGGGTAATGGGCGCGGCGGTGGAGATTACCGTGATGCTCCTCCGCTGGTTGGGTCGTGGGCGCGTGACGTTATCTCGGTTGAGGAGGTTGCGCCCGAGTTTGAGGAGATCGTGTTTGACTTGGTAGAATAAAATTGAACTTAGCGTCGCATATTTATTTTTTACCGGCCAAAATGTCTGTTAGCACTATCGAGTATGAGAATGACGTGAGTAATCTCGTTCAAATCATGCGCGAGGTCTATCTAGGAGCAATGACGCCTGATTCAAGCGATGATGAGATGGATTATGGCCCAGTGAATCGCTCAGCCTCCTCCATGTCCTATGAGGCAGACGAGCCAGTTAATCGGCACCTCTACTTTGACGACGATGGTGAGGAGATTTCGCGGGACGAGTGGCTGTCCGCGCAATGGGCGCTGCCTCTTCGCGGCACGGCCGCAGTCTTTCGGCATCCTCGCGTCGTTCTACAGTACCTCCGTTTCGTCGATGCCCTCAATGAGGCCGCTGGCGAGTCGGAGCAGTTGAATATTGCCTTCACGGAGGAAGAGGCACAGTATATTCTTGAGCATCCATCTATGGTTCGGCCGCCGAACGACTTCTGGGCTGAAGTCAATGAGCTCAAGTTTCGGTTGAGGGAGCATCTTTACATCTCTTAAACCACTTTCTAGCTTTCATTGAACTTGCTTTTGCTTTTCTCGCAAGATCTGAATCCGTTGTGTAATACGTTTTTCCACATACAGCGAGAGAGGATACACGGGCATACCCCCACTGCTGTTGCGTTGCACCGGGTCGGTGTCCCGTTCTCCACGCCGCCATGCCACGATCATAGGATTCCTGTAGTATATCTTGAGGAATGCCGGTCGCTTTGGCACGCTCAGCAATGGATTTTGCATTTGGAAAGAGGCGATTCCATTGTGCAGTGTAACCAGACTTCCGTGTCTTTACACCCTTGTCTGTCTGAAATCCGACATACGCTTTCGGGTCTTTCCAGTCGAGCGCACCGAACTTAGTAATCTCTTTTTTTCGGCGCGTTTGTGTTCGCTTTGACAGACCCGCGTAGTACTTTGGGGGCCACGCTCTCATTATATATGGTTGATAAAATTGACGTTTAAAGCGGCGTCAAAATATGTACTAAGCTAAGATGTCCGTTCCCACTGCAGTTGGTGTCAAGGGCTCTGATATGTTCGAGAACACCGGCGACCCGCGCGTCACCCTCAGCATGCAGCTGGTTCGTGGCTTGACGCCTGAGACCATCTGCAGTGGCATGAACGCCATCTGGTCTGTCGGAACGGTCAAGGCTGTCGAGGATGCTGTTGTGATGGCATTCCAGACGCGTGACATTCGCGGCGGCAAGGGCGAGAAGAAGCTCTTCAATAAGATGTGGCAGTGCATCTATGAGAAGCACCCGCAGCTTGCTGAGGCTCTCGTGCCGCTCATCCCCGAGTATGGCTCATGGAACGATGTCGTGCACTTCGCTGCTAAGGAGCCGTCTCAGCCGTTCCTTGACCTGCTTGTCCAGCAGATTCGTGCGGATGAGGAGGCCTTTGCTGCGGGGACAAAGCTCTCGCTCGTCGGCAAGTGGGCTCCTCGGGAGGGCAAGCAGTTCGACAAGGTCGCGAAGCAGCTTGCTCTCCGCCTGTCCGCGCATGTCCCTAGCCTGCAGATGAGTCAGCGCCTGGCGACGTACCGCAAGCGCATGGCGAAGCTGAACGCTGCCCTCAAGACGGTTGAGACGTTCGAGTGTAGCGACCACTGGGACGAGATCGATCCGAAGCTGGTGCCTGGCCGCGCCCGCGAGATTAAGAAGGCCGCGTACCTGAACGAGACTCTTAAGGGTCGTGGTCAGCTCCGTCATCCTCATAATGAGAAGCGCATGACGTGCCGCGAGCACTTCCAGGCCTTCTTTAAGGCTGCAGCAGCTGGTGAGGTGAAGATTAACGGCTCGCAGACGCTGTATCCTCACGAGATTGTCAAGAAGGCGGTGGGGCTGCTTGGGCGCGAGAGTGAGGAGGACCGGAACAGCCTCAATGCCGTCTGGGATGCCATGGTGGCGGATGCACGGGCCAAGGGTGGTCTCGGTCGCAGCATCGTCATGTGCGACTTTAGTGGCTCGATGCAGTCTTCGGCGACAGGCGACACGCCCTACTGGGTGAGCATGGCCATGGGCATCCTCATCTCCTCCGTCACCACGGACGAGTTCAAGGACATGCTCATGACCTTCGACTCGTCGCCGCAGTGGTTCAAGTTCCGGCCTGAGGAGAAGACGCTGTTCCAGAAGCTGCAGGCACTGCGGGATGCGGGCCACATCGGCCAAGGCACCTCTACGGACTTTCAGAAGGCGCTCGACCTCGTCCTCGCCACGCTGAAGATGCAGCGAGTGCGCCCTGGCTCGGAGCCAAAGGACCTCATCGTTATCACTGACATGGGATGGGATCAGGCCTGCGCCTCGAATGAACGTGGGTTCTGGACGGGTAACTCCTACCGTCACGTCGTGAAGACCGAACAGAAACAGACGCACATCCAGATGGCACGGGAGGCCTTCAAGCGCGCTGGCGAGGACCTGTGGTCTACTGCATGGAAGGTCCCGCGGATTGTTATCTGGAATGTGGCTGCCACTGGTCCTCAGTCCCACGCCCAGTCGACCGAGGAGGGTGTCATCATACTGGCTGGCTGGTCACCATCACTCTTCAAGGTGCTGTGTGCCGACGGTGCGCAGGTCCAGAACCCGTATGATGGACTGCGGGCCCAGTTGGATGATCCGCGCTACGATGCTGTGCGGGCCGTTGTACGGACGTGGGCGGAGGGTGGCTGGCGGGTGCTGTAAATGCATGTCACTAAGTAGTCGCCAAGTTATAAAATAAGGAAGCTACTGGCTTCCTTATTTTATAACTTAGACGGTAATAAAAAATCTATTTTTTTTCATTGATAAAATTTATGCATGAATATGCACGAGAATATATCATGATCCTTGTCTATATCCTCATCGGCCTTATCGCCGGCATCCGTATCGCCAGCCTTTTCATGGGGAATGCTCTTGTCCCTGCAGGATATTATACAACCTACGATCTAGTCGTGAAAACAGCTTCTGTCTTCACGACTGCGGTCGACTATGTGTATTATGTCGTTATGTACGTGACAACCACATTCTACTCAGTAATCCAACCATCGAGAGCCCTGATTCTTAAACCAAAAAATGCACTTGTTTCTCTAGAAAAAAGTTGGGTTGAACTTCCGTATATGAAGTGTATTATCGCGGCCTTCTTCATCTCACTTATCTTGCAACTCCTCAGCCGCAGGAAGCCCACTCGACGTTAGAACGACACCCGCCGAGCCCTTGTCATTCTCCTCCATCAACGGAATCTTCTCGAGCGCCAGCTCAATCTCTCGCAGCGCCGTCTTAATGCGCACGAGATCCACCTGGCACTCCTCCCACTGCGACCAACTGTAGGTAATCTCCTGCTGCACCTGCTGATGAAAGAAGATGGAGAGGCACGGCTTTCCCATACAGTTCGAGGCCATCGTCACGTTCGCAACAGAAGGTACATGGATCATGGACTTTCCGATACGGATGAAGCGAGTCATTTTTGTTTCTGGTTGCTGATTATAAAAAAGGTTGTCAATTTTATCGGGCATCGTTAGGCTTCATTGCCGCCAAAATAGCTTGTAAAGGATTCTTGCAGTCCATGTTCTTCATCATCTTTCGTGTCTTTACAACTGCCTTCTTAACCACATCTTTTAACTTTGAATCATTTATGCCAGCTTTGAATGCAGCTGACTTGAAGGAAGCTAATAACTTGCCTTGTGTCTTTTTTAATTTAGCTTCAATGACTTTGGTCATTTTTTCTTCACTCATAGACAGTACCTTTTTCTTTTGCTTCTCGCACTTCCTGATAGCAGCCGGAGAAGGATTAGAAAACTTTTCTAACTTGTCTGCTGCGTTTCTAAAACTCGTATTTCTCATTTTTTTGAGATTGCGGACTAGCTTATTTTTACGCGTCTTTGCCATCTTGCTATTTTGTTAATAGATTTTTTACATCGGCTGGTCCTCCCATGACACAATCAGGCCCGACTCGCTGTCACGGATCGCCACCAGATTCGTGAACTCGGGGCGGCCGACAGACCAGCCAGGCAGCGCCTTCAGGCAATCAATAACCCGCTCCGTGCCGAAGAAAGGGTGACCAATCACTGGGCCATAGTAACCGTGCCCCAGAGTGCAGCACTCAATGCCCTCCACATCCACAATGTGAATGGACGGCAGGACAAAGTTATAGACCGTCTTGACCGGGCGACTGGTGTACGGAGCCAGCGCGGCAGGAAAGACCCACTCATTATCCTTGCGAATCGGATGCCACGGCGTGATACTGAGGCGACCAACCTGGCTCATCGGTTGCGAGGGCATCTGCGTGCCGCAGACCACAACCGCAGTGATCGGGACAGGGCCCGCAGGCGTCCAGACCTCCTCATCTGCAATGACATGCTTGATAAGCTTGTAGGTGTCATCACCCATACGAATCATACAGTCGCCGTTGAAGCAGCCTCCGCTCTGATTGTGCCATGAGGCCATCGACAGGGGAGTCTGCGTGAGCGGAGCTGCTGCATAACTCTGCCGAGGCGGCTGGCCAGTCGGCAACGGCGGAGGGAGCGTCGTGAACGCCGTATCACCCTCCGTCTGAATCTGGTGGAACAGCTCGCCACCATAGATCTGTAGGCCCGGATCCTTGAAGTTCGAGCACTGCTGTGCCTTCTGAGCAGTCAGATAGGAGCGGAGGTAGTGCTCGCCCCACTTCGCGAAGAACTTCTCGCCGAAGGCCAAGGTCACCTGGCGCTGTGAATCATTCGCAGACTTCACATCTAGGAAGAGCTGATTTGCCTTCTCACCTGTGATGCCATCGAAGTTCGTGATGAAGGTCGCCAGAGCCACGTTCGACTCAATCGCGCGACCATCCTTGGCCTTCTGAATCGAGGTGGCAATCATCTGCATGTAGGCATCGCGCATCACAGTGAACTCGATGTCATCCGTGAGCCCTGTCTCAGCGGCCATGATGATAGGCGCGCCATTCAGACTGCAGGCCGGTAGAGATGTCTCGACCACGAAGTCCCGCGTCTGACCGAACTGGATCGGGCCAGTGTCAATCCGACGACCTCCGTACTCAATCACGGCATTCCGAGTCGCCGTGGAGAGCATGTTGGCCACGAAGTTGATGAGAACCGTGCCGACCATCGTGCAATCAGGGATGAAGCCGAAGGTGCCACCACCATAGGCTGCCAGCTCCGTCAGCAGAACACTGTCGAGATTGTAGCCGAAGCCGAAGGTGGACAGGGACCACGGGTTCTTTCGCGGCAGATTCCGAAGCGTCTCAACAATACCGCGCGGCGGGCTGACATTCGGAAAGCCGTCCGTGAGCAGAAGACCGACAATATGGCGACCAGCCATGTTCGACTGATTCGCGATCTCATTGGCCAGCCGGCAACCGTCGAAGATGTTCGTCTGTGAGTCAGGGTGAATGCTCTCGACCGCCGCCTTGACCTTCACCTTGCCCTCCGCATTCATAAGAGTGGGCTGGAGAACGACCTGGCCCATCGTGCTGAACTTCACGATTGCCATCATGTCATCCGGGCCGAGAATGGTCGCGAGAGTATTGAGGCCGTGGCCGACAAGATCCTGTCGCGTGTACCCATACTTCTCCGTGGCATCCGCAGGCTCTGCCGGCTCACCCATAGAGCCCGAGTTGTCGACGATGGCGATGAAGACAATCGGCTGCCTGACGGGCTCACCAACAGCAGAGACTGACATCTTCATCATGCGACGTCCCTTGTAGTCAAAGGCCAGCGCCGTCACTGCGGTCTCCGCGTCCTTGAAGCCTGGAGTCGGCGGAACGGGTGAGCCTCCCTGGGGGCGATTGCGAAAGTAGTCCTCAATCGTGTTGCGGAGAGCGTGGTTCGGAATCAGATGTGTGCTGCGAAGGGGCGCACCCGTCTTTGGTGAGTGGTTGCTCGTGCCGAACCACTGCTCGATTGCGGAGCGCTCATAGCTGTGGCCATCCTCGGCGATGACCGGGTCGCGCATGACGGACAGCGTGATCGGGCAAAGCCACTCGTTGGGCATAGAGGAGGCCATTTGAACTGTGTATACCTGTAGGTAAGGGCTTGACGCCATCAATTTTACCCTTTGAAAATTGACATTCATATCATGATAATCGACGCCAAAATGGCCTGCATCGAGTTCTCTTCGAAGACCGCGACGCACAAGGAACTGAGTAACTTCTGGCCGGCACCCTTCGAGCTTGGAGGAAAGGTGTGGCCAACTGTGGAGCATTACTTCCAGGCGCAGAAGTTCCCTGGAGACCCCGCGTTACAAGAGAAGATTCGTGGGCTGGCGACACCCGCGGGGGCAAAGAGAGTTGGGCGGACAAAGTCTCCGCACTTTCGGAGCGACTGGGATGCAGTCAAGGAAGATGTCATGCTGACAGGTCTCCGTGCAAAGTTTGCACAGAATCCGTCATTGGCGTTGATTCTGAAGGGGACAGGCGATGCCCAGCTGCGTGAGAAGTCCGCATCCGATTCCTATTGGGCGTGTGGCCCGAATGGATGTGGAAGGAATCGCATGGGCTGGTTGCTGCACGTGCTTAGGAAGGACATCTAAATATAGAGTAACTATATATATAGATGTCTTGTTCAGTCTGTGGTGAACATGGCCATTCGATGACGAAGTGTCCGACGCTGATTGCTCCTCTGCAGCCCGGGTTTTTTACGGGCGGTAGTGCCGGTGGCGGCGGTGAAGAAGATTCTACCGGCGGCGCCGTGTGCGGCCTCCGCCTGCAGCAGGTGAAGCAGGCGATGCAGCAGGCGATGCAGCCGCCGCCGCCTCCGCCCTCGCCTCCGCCGCCGCCGCAGCAGCTCCAGACTCTTCCGCTTGAAGTACCTTCTCTTTTACGTTTGGGTCAGCGACACCCTTATCCAAACCACCAATAGCTAAAGAAAGTATTTCAACTGGTTGAATTATTTGCTGAGCGGGTGTAATTTGTCGGATAGGCTCGCCTTTTATTGTCAATACCGTTTTATTTCTAGATAGGAGTAGATATTCACCTACTATTACAGAGAAAGCGCTTGTTACACGACCAGTTCTTTCTGATAGTACCAATCCTATTTCAAATGGATTTAAATATCTTAAAGTTCTTCCAAATAACCCATAAAAAAGACCACTCGTTTTTATTTTAAACTTTTTATTGGCAGCATTATGAAAATCTAAAGCACCCTCCATTTCTTCTTTTGTTGTTAAACTACATATATATGTTATTAAAGATACTATAGATTCATTAAATACTGTATAATCAATATTCCATCCTTCGTTTTGTATAATCTGTATAACCTGTGCCATCCGTTTAGATTCAAGTGATATGGTGTTAAATAAACCGACTATAGCTTGAAATCTGGCAACTCTTTCTGCACAGAAAGCAAACACTACAGCCGCGGCACCTAAACCAGCTAAAGCCAGCCCGCCACTCGCCCCTACAGCAACAGTAACACTGCCGGCAAGGATACCTAATCCCATATTTACTCCCATTGCCCCCATTGTTTGCGCAGCTCGCGTAGCACCTAAATCTCGAGCCTTTTCTGCATATTTAAGTCGCTCACCGGGGGTAAGATTCTGCAGTTCTTTTGCATTACCAAATTTAGTCCAAAAATTAAAATTTGATTTTACAAGTTGATCAGCTTCGTACTGAGATTTAGCTTGGTTATTTGTATTTAAGCTCTTTAGTACCAGTTGTTTGGTTGATGTATTATTCTTTCCAGAAAGCTTCTTCGTTGCATAACCTAGCCAGCTTCTTTGTTTTTTCGCATTCTCTCTAGCTTTTTGGATTTTTTCGCTTATAGTAGGTCCAAGAGCTGCAGGAGCTGCAGGAGCTGCAGGAGCTGCAGGAGCTGCAGCTGTGGGGTTTCTTATTATTAGTTCTCCACTCGGTGAAGCAGACATTTATATCTATAAGTATAACTTATTTTAATCTATGTCTTACGCTCCTCTTCGACTGTCGCTGGAACAGCAGCTTCAGCTGCAGGCGATCCTATATTAACCTCAACCCGCTCTAGCAGCGGTTCCGTACGCGGATCTATCTCAGCCACAGACTCGGTCCTATTTATCGCCGCAGAACTACGCGACTTTGATAGAAGTTGCCGCCAATCCATTGTACTCGAGCTGACAAACTCATTTGTCTGAGCGCGAGTTGCCGGACCCTTCGGCGCAACATTCTTTAGACGTTCCTCCAAGGCCATAGAAATACGCGAATCTACATCGGGCAGAATGTCATCACGCAGTGCGCGCTTCTTAATCTTGAGGTGCAGAGCAGCCTCCGAGGCAAGGCCCATCAGACGTGTCTTCGACGAATCAAATGCACGTGTGTGCTCAAGGCCGTGACAGATATCAGGTCGCTTGAGGTTCGGAATATTCTTAAATTCGCGCTCGAACTCCGCGATAATCTCATCAGGGACCGGCGGCGACTGCTCAATCAGTCGATCCAGATCCTGACGACAAATCTTCAGAAAATCCATGGCATCAATGCGCTCATTCGGATGAATGGCAATCTCCACCGCGATTAAGCGTTGAAACTTGCCCCACGCAATGCTCGCCACACGGTGCGCCTCAGACCCCTGTGCATACCGTAGGAAGTTGCCCAGCGTTGTCAGAATGCCCGCGAAAATAGACACAGCGCCGATACCGGCCTGTACATACCCCTTCAGAGTATTATCATCAGGCGGAATGAAACTGTTGATTGCAAAGTTAGCCGTTCCTGTCAAGGTCGATAGGATAATAACAGGGATTGTTAAACGCATATTAGATGTGGAAAACTTCTTTTCCGCGCGATCGTGCAGCCACCGATAGCACGCGGCAATATCGGCCCACTCACCCATCAGAGTCTCTTGCTCCTTCGTCCATCCGTTCATGAATTTCTTGATAGGTGTTCCAGATACATCTGTTTTTCTAGGTTCAGGGCTTGGACTCCTTGACGCCATCTACTATCGGTGAGACTTAAAAAATAAGGAAGCTCTCTGAGCTTCCTTATTTTTAAGATCATCACCAAGTTAGTCGTTGGACATTTCTTTTAACGAAGCCATTGCTTCGTTAAAAGAAAGTCACGACGTTATGTCAGACACATTTTTCTGATCAGTGCAGTCCAACTTTCGGATTTCATTTGACTGCTGGCCTTCAATAAATCTTTTTACTTTCAGGCCATTTGAACGCGTTTTCTTGAACTCAGAATACAGCTGCGAGTAATCTTCAGGGGCGTCGCAGCTAGGGCATCCATTTTTCTTGTGCTGTGACGTGTTAGAGTCAGAAGTCCGCGGTCCAGACTTTGCACGGAAAAACTCAATAAAAATATCCGGGTGCTCTACAATCTTGAAATCCTTTATGATTGAACATCCCGTAATGTAATATTCAATGTGTGTCTCAATCGGCAGGGGCTCTTCGAGCAAGGTTAGCGCGGTGGACCGCTTCAAAATATACGCATGTGCCGCTGTGTATTTGTAAAGACGATTCCACGGCTTCTTGTCAAGAGGCTCATAGATTGTGTTCGGTTTATAGCGTCCTAGAAGCCACATGCCCCAATCGGATGGAAGGTCATTCGAGATACGATTAATCTCTTCCATCTGTGATGCTGTTATGATTGCATCATCCTCAAAAATGAGGCAATATGGAGCACCGGATGCAACAAAGCGCTTCCAGATTCCAATATGGCTGAGGCTCGCGCCAATCGCACCGAGGGTCGCGATTTCATAGTGGGCGCGACGATAGTTCTGCATAATATTAAGCTTCGTGTGCATCGAAATACGCCGATCCTTCTTGTAGTTTAGCTTCTTGCCATTGACCGCGCGAAAACGATTCATCTTCATTGTCGCCGTCACTGGCTGACTGATGAATCGACTCCAGCGGTCATTACGCTCCTTCATATTGATTACGTATGTAGGCATTTTATACACGTTAAACGGAGTCCGACGGCGTGTGCCCTTCATCCCTATTTAGGAGGCTGAGATTTCTTGTAGGCCGCCGCCTTGGCTTTCGACTCCAGACCCGTCTTGAAGATTTTCGTGGCCGCCTCGAGTGTGAGTACCTTCGGATCGAGACCCTGTGGAACATTCACGAACTTACGGAACTTCCCAGTCATTGTCTTTTTGAACATAAATACGCCGTAGGGACCATTTCGGAACTCGAAATCGCCCAGTGTGTGCAAGAGTGACTCTGTCTTCTTTTGAAACTTCTCTTGCAGCGTGGCTTCCGTATCTTCCTCCGCAAATGGCACATTCACACCATTACAGGCAACATACACACCATGCGGCCCTGACTTCTTTTCCATCGGCTGCCCTTGGAATGTACCGATATTTTGGCCACCAACCTTGGTCTGAACAAACGCGATCGCCGCTGCATCCGTCAAATCAGCAAATGCAACACCATCCGGCCACCCGTAGAAGACTGTCTTTTCCTTATCGGATGGATCCTCTCGCAGAAGAATCGGTCCCTTCTTTCCTAGAACTCCCTTGATTCCACCAGAGAACATGCGCTGCTTGGCCGCAGCAGGCGTAACTGTCGACGGCTGTTCCTTCAGTGCCTCGTAGCGCACCTTATAGGATGACCACGTGTCCCTGCACACCTGCTTCCATTGCTCCTTTCCCTCCGCAATCTGGTCCAATCGTGTCTCCATCTGGCTCGTGAAGGAATAATCGAAGAGAGTCTGAAACTCCTTGAGGCAGAACTGCAGCACGGAACGACCGAGCGGTGTCGGCGACAGCTTATTCGATTCTGCCCCCACCTTCTTGGACTCTAGAGTGGTGGTGGGAGGCCATACATTGGGTGCAACGGCAAGACGTGGCACTTGAATGGTGCTCGGAGGCACTGTCTTCTTCTCAACATACTGCTTCTCCACAATGGTCTCAACGAGAGCCGCGTATGTACTCGGGCGCCCAATACCCCGTTTCTCCAGCTCGCGAATAAGAGTAGCCTCCGTGTGGCGGGCGGGAGGCCTCGAGTCCTGCGGAAAGGCTTCAAGCTTTGTCCATTTGAGAGGCGTATCGACCGTGATTTGGCCAGACTGGGACCACGCGGCATCTGTGGCCTGCGCCTCTGCAACCTCCTCCGGGTCATCCAGATTCGTGGCTTTTGCGCCAATCCGGCGCCAGCCTGGGAACGTCTGCCGTTTCCATGTGGCCCGCCAGCCGAACTCATTCGGATCACCTGTCGCAACGAACTCGACTGTCCGCTGCTCACCGAGTGCCGGCTTCATGACACTCTGAACAGCGCGCTGCCAAATGAGCTTGTAGATACGGCGGTCAGCTGCGTTCCAGTCTTCGGCCGCAGGCAGGTCGACGGCCTCGACGTGCGTAGGACGAATGGCTTCGTGGGCCTCTTGGGCTGTGGAGTCTTCCTTCTTTTTCTTTTGGGCCTTCTGTGCGGTTGCGATATACTCGGCCCCGAAGGCACCGCGAACCCAGTCCTCAGCTGCCGCCTTGGCCTCCTCCGAAAGCACCGCGGAATCCGTGCGCATGTAGGTGATATGACCCGCCTCATAGAGACGCTGAGCAATGCGCATCGTATTCTTCGGCTGCGAACCGAATGCCGCGGATGCCTCTTGCTGCAGAGAACTCGTAATCAGCGGCTTCGGAGGAGCCTCCGATGTTGGACGCGTCGTAGTAGACGTGACGCGACCGCCGATATCGTTGTAAATATTCTCCAAGAAGTTGGAAGCGGATTCTTGGTCCTCGAGTTCTTCAACCATTGGAGCCTCGAATGCGAGTGGTGTCATTACGAGGGCTGTTGTGAGTGGCCCTGTAGACCAGTTACCCTTTACCTTCCAAACTGTATCCGTTTTGAATCCGGCGATATCGGACTCCTTGTCTGCGATAATGCGGAGAGCAGGGGTCTGGCATCTGCCTGCTGACAGTGAAGAGGCGACGTACTTCCATAACAGCGGTGAAATCGTGAACCCCACCATCATGTCGAGAACTGCACGGGCCTGTTGCGCATTCACGCGGTTCATGTCAATACGGCGAGGAGCAGCAACAGCCGCCTTCACCGCCGACTCCGTGATTTCATGAAAGACGGCACGCGGTGTCGTGGCCGGATTGAGCTTCAGAAGCACGAGAACAGAATAGGCAATCGCCTCTCCCTCGCGATCATCGTCCGCCGCCAAGAAGATACGGGACGGGTCGATGCCTTTTGCGGCATCTCGAATGCCCGCAATCGCCTTCGCCTTCTCCTTCTGAAACTCATAGGTCGGCTCGAAATCCTTCTCAAGCCCCACGGATTCCAGGGCCGGTAGGAGCGCTCGAATATGGCCCATCGATGCGATCACAGTCCAACCCGCCCCAAGAAACCCTCGAATCTTTCCGCATTTTGCAGGCGATTCGACGATTAACAGACTCATACCTACCTTGACGGCATAAAGAGTATCAAATTTATTTGAGCCAAGGAATAAATGCAATTTTTGCCCCATTTAACTCATAGACCAGCTCGGTCGAGCTCTTGAAAAAATGTAGTTTGTTCACGAGGTCTCTGTGAATAAACGGGCGGAGAAATGTTACCATGACCCGCATCCACGTCGTTGTATTTATAAAAAAAATATCGTGAAGTGTCGTACTGTGTTCTTTTGAGATAGTACTGGCCAATGAGTTTCTAAAGTCACTCGATATCTCTCTCGATTTCATGTCTGCACAATCAATCACCCAGACCCAAGGAGTTCCTCTCACTTGGTCAATATGACTTATAAAATAGCCTACCTTCTCGGGAGTATCAATCCTCTCGACCTCTTTTGAGTTTCCAGTATAAAAATAGCGGATGTCTCCCTTCTGTGCAAACTGCTGAAAGCAGTGTGCCTTCGGATTAACCTGACATTGCGGGCAGGACATTTATATGGGATGCAAAAATAAAAAGGTACCAGTGACGCAAGCGTACCAGTGACGCTTTAAATGCATGTCACTAAGTAGTCGCAAAAGTATTAAATAAGGAAGCCAGTGGCTTCCTTATTTAATACTTTATACGGTAAAGAATGTGTTTTTTTATGCTTGGCGGAATATAAATGGCCTGCCCGCAATGTCAGGTCAATTCAAAATCCCATTCGTTTACAAAGTTTGCCAAAAAGGGGGATCTCACTTTTTTTTACACAAAGCCAGCTCTTGCATGCGAGCCAGTGAATACTCCGGAGAAGTTCGGCTATTTCAAATCACATATGGATGAGGCGCGGGGTGGGCAGTGGATCTGGGTCTTTGACTGTGCCGATATGAAGACAAAAGAAGTATCATCCATCGCCTTCATGAAGAGTCTTGTTGGCACACTCTCCAATGAACATGCCGATATTCTGCAGGCGATACTCATTATCAATACAAACACATGGATGCGCCTTGCAGTCAATCTACTCTTACCCTTCATGAATAAGAAGGTTACAAACAAAATCCTATTTTTCAAGGGGTCTTCTGAGATGGTCTATGAGTTAAATGGAGCGAAGGTTGCCTTTATTCCGTGGAAATAAGCCGTCTCTCTCTACCTGTCAACTTCCTCTGAACATGCCAGTGGCAGCTGACATAATCCCAATCACCCTCGACAGGAACACCGCGCTGTCCGAAGTTATTCCAGCGCAGATTACGAATGCGCGCCTTGCTTGAATGGTTTCGCATGATATAGTTGAAATAGATATCATACTCCGATGCGCCGGCACCGCCCACCTCCGTTACACACGAGAGAAATGCGAGCCAGAACTCCTTTTCATGATGATCCTCAACCTTCTTAAAGATTTCAGCAAGAATCGGCCGATGTACAATCATAAGATTCGTGACACCGCAGAGTCCGCGCTTCCACACCTCAAATGACGGATGCAGCCGCTTCATGTGGTCTAGATACCCTTTCTGCGATTCTCCCTGTGCATTAAAAAGGAAGCGGCCAGGCTCGACAAACTTTATACGCTTATTGAAAACAGTGTCTGCGTCAAGCCATAGAACCGTCTCAAGAATACCCGGAATAACGAAGGGAGCGTGTAACTTGATTAACTGTTGAAGATACCACCCTGTACGCTCAGTGTGGAGAATAGCGTCAATATCGGTGGCGGCGAACGGAAAGATTGATTCATCAATATATGTGGCACCAGAAAGATCCATCGGCGCATCGGTAACAACATAAATGTTCCGGACATCTGGAATAAAGCGTCGCGTGGAGGAAATACAGGTTTGTACACAGTCGCGATCCTTCGGGCCACACGGAATCACTACGTCGAAGGGCATCTGTTTCAAATCGAGGATATCGGAGGATGCAATCAAACGCACAACAATACCTAAGAAGATTCAACCAAACCCTATAGAATGTCAACCCCTGATTTTATGTTTCTTACCGATGAACAACTCGTAACTCAACCAGTTGTTACAACCACTATACCCGAATGGAGAACACAAATAACCGGCAGATTTTCCGACATTTCAGGCAGTCGCGTGATTCCAATGTTTTCTTCAGTGTTTCGGGGAAAGCGATCTATTCCTCCACAGAAGATTGTACCCGTTGATAGTTCTGGCACTGTTTTGTATCGCTGGTCGAAATAGTAATGAAATTGAAGCGAATGTTAACTGGTGTCACAGTACAATGGCGTACGCAGAGTACATTCGCCCCTTCAAGCATCAGCGGCTTCTTCTGCCGCGGGGGCAACTCACATATCATCGAAATCCTCATATGGTTAGAGAACCTGCCCACCATCTGTTAAAGTTGATTGAGGGCGACTCGCTCGGTAAAAACTATATTAGCTTCTGGAAACATTCGAGAGACGAATATGGTTGTAGTATGTGCGATTTCTGTATGGTGTCTGTTATGACGGAGGCAGGCTCTCAGTTAGAATATGATAACTTCTTCACAGATGAGGAGCGGAGGTTTCTAGTCGAAGCAGTGGCTGCAGGGACTGTTGTGGTTGGACTTATTAACATTGAGAAGGAGGTCGGTGAATCTCAGTGCCATTCAGTTGGATATGTTCTTATTTCATCCACCCTTATTCTTCTCGAATCATGGGATACATTCTCTACTGAAAGAGATAATCCTCTGAAGGTGAAGGGGCTTACTGAGAGTGACTATATTGAATGTATCAAAGACATGTTTGCCGATGTTGGGGTTACAGTAAAGAATGTGCGGCGACCTGGTATGAACTATGATCTACAGCGCTGCGATGAGATGATTGCATCAGAAGATGGAAAGTGTTTGATGTGGGCATCGCTACTTGTTTCGCGTGTTGTTAAACTGAACTTGAAGAAGAATCTGTATAAGAATATTCTACAGCTGTATAAAAAGTTGGATGCAATGCTTGATACGCCTGATGGATTTCAGCGCCTGTTTCTTGAATACTATATTTAAAGGGGGACTCCTACTCTTATTTATACTATGTTAGCTGCAACATGGGATAACTTTACGTATATTTTAGACGATCCCGTTTTTGTCTATACAATCAATAATGGTCTCACTGAACCCTATACTAGAGAGTTACAGATTGTAAAGGATTATTTACAGGAACATCCCTCATCTAATAACACATGTATAGATATTGGTGGCCACATTGGAACGACCTCTTTCGCATACTCTAGGCTTTTTAAGAATATTATTACGTTTGAACCGAACCCCACTTCCTATGATTTTTTCTGCAAAAATATGAGATTAAACTCCATTAATAATGTAACTGTACATCATAAGGGAGTTTATAATAAAAGTATGCACTGTCGTATTGTTAAGCATAATGGTGGCAACTCTGGGTGTTATTATATTCAAGAGTGTGAAAAGAATGAAAACTCTATTGAGGTTGTTAGACTCGATGATTTAAATATAGAGCGGGTTGATTTTATGAAAGTAGATACAGAAGGTTCTGAGCTCTTTGTATTAGAGGGCGCACTTGATCTTATTTCAAAAAATAAGCCGCTTATTCAAGTTGAAACGAATAACTGTTCGTTAGATTATTTTGGATATGACAAGGAGCGTATATTTGAGTTTATGAAACAGCAAGAGTATAAGCTACTTTCGGACAATGGTGGTAATCCATTTTTTATTACCAATGACGCTTTAAATGCATGTCACTAAGTACTCGCAAAGGTTAGACAGTATGATAAATATTAATACTGGAACATCATACCCGCGCGACCACCGTACACTCTCAGAACATTGTAGGTCTCTGCCCAACAATAGACGAGATACCGTGGAACATTCATTGTGTCTGCATATCCAGCTCGTTGATGCAGATCCAGATTCAGATTAATGTTCACAATCTTGTCAAGATTCGCCTCGCCGCAATGGAGAGATGGAGGTAACTTACCAGATCCCATTGAAAAGGGGAGGTTGTAATAATACCGATTCACCCACGGGGATTTTCTTTTTTCGAGGCTCGGAAGGAGATAGCGGAAAAAAGAGGGGGCAGTTGTTGAATAGCGGGTGAACTTGCCTTCATAGAGGAGCGTGATACCTGAAAGCGGCTCTGAGTTGCGGAAGGCAAAGGCGGGAACCATCTCTTGATAGACACGTGTACCGATTTGCGAGGCGTTCGGCCACCATGGCACTGTGGTCCCCTGACCAGAAAGGTCGCGCGTTGCGAGGAACGGCGCATTGTAGTAGCCGGCCTCGAACCGCTGTAAATAGAAATACAGATTCCGCGTCGGATTCGGTATTTTTAGATAGCAGTTGGCTGGCGTGATACCTTTTGTATCAACCGGCTCAAATGCATAGTGTTGCGTAACAGGGACCTGAATATCGGATACGCGGAACTTGTTTGCCTCGGGCTTGTCGAGATAGATATATTCGGCCATGATATACGTATCACCGAGGGCCGGTGTGACTGGTATCCTATTTCCAAGAGTTGAGACAAGTTGACCCTGTGTCGGATCGCCGCCGAGACCATAGACCATTTTACCGTTTGGATCCGCATAATAAAAGGGTGAGCCAGCAAGAGGAAAGTAGGCATCACCTCCAGCGGCGATGGTGCCATCGGCGACGGCCTGACGGGCTGTTGAAACATAGAGTGTGTTAAGGGCTGCAAAAGTAACTGTGAGGCGAACCTCGTCTGCTTGGATTGCATCGACAGGGAGAAAAGTTCCGGGATCTCCTTGTGCGAACCAGAAAGGGAGTGGAGTCACCGCCGTAGTCACGGAGTTGAGGCCAAAGGAGCCGACCGTAAAGTTGGAGGAGTTACGCTTCAGAAGAGAATCAGTCAGCGATACCTTCTCAAGAGGTGTCGTGAACTCATCCAGCACTTCGAGTAGGCGCCCGTCAATCTGCTCAACGCGAGAGCCGCCAATCTCAATCGTTGCTTGTTGAACGAGTGCATGACCGACGGAGTTTGTCCAGCCGAAGGTGGGGCCGACGAAGGTGACGCCCGATGCATCGGCTTCTTGTCTAGCGGCGGCCTGCGGTGTGGAAATATCGGGCAATGTTGTCACGAGATAAAGGCGAGAGAGCAAATGACCCTTCCGAGGCAGCGTAATGACCGCGGCTGTTCCAATCAGAGGCCGCGTATTGAAGTCGAGGCGAGTCCATTGCGTCGTGAAGCGGCCGGCGCGGATTACGACGGTTTTGAATAGGGCGAGGTCCGGATTCCCCCTTGAATACAGAAGTCTTGAATCTTGCGCGCCGCTATGAATCACCCGAAGGAGTGCAGCAACCATCTGTTAGGGTTTGGTTGTTTATTTTAGATGGGCAAGATAGATGGATGCAGCCGATACAGAAAGAATAGAGCATGCTTTTCAAAAGGTTCTTGGAAAAAACTATACTGATGTAAATGTACATAATCTTATTGAGTGTCTAAGTGATAATAATACTAAACACATAAATCAAATCAATGATATGCTCTATATGAATTACTTTAATCTTTTAGAACCATTAAATATTAACACTAATAAAAAGTTAATATTTAAAGAGGATACTGATAATACAGAGGGGGTGGTCCGTAACAATGGAAAGAATCACATAGTTACAAATATCGTTGACCAAGCCGGTAAAGGAACATATGGAACAACCTATAAGGCACAAACAAAGGGGTATGTGTTTAAAAAGATTGTATTTCCTGGAGATACGGATGAAAAGCTCTTTAACTTTAAGATGTTCTGTAGGAATACATTTTTAGAGTCTTTTATACAAACTGTTCTGTCGTGTGACGAATCAGAACATAGCAAAAATGTTTGTAAGATTATAAAAATGTACAAAGATTCACCTGAACTTCACAATGATAAGAGTGTTCTTAAGTTGAGTAAACTAACAGGTGATATAGATGTTAATGAACTACTGAAGCTAATAGAAAACTATGGAACTGGTGTAGAGTTTATATCTATGTTAGTTGGCGATTCCACTACGCTGTATATTAAGTTAAAGGCTAAGACAGCAGAAACAATCGTTTCGAATATAAATAGAGGAAATAATGAATTTAAAAAAATATGTGGAGAAAATGCAAATATTCAAGTTTCTATTGATACAAATCCTCTAACGGATATTGTATATATTAGTCACTATGATAAACTTACATTTTATATACAGTTAGAGCCATTGACAAGCAGTTTTCATGAACATTTGATAAAAGAAGCAGATAAAACAGAAGGACGTAAACTATCATACGAAAAATTTATTAATAACTATCTACGCCCGCTTACGGAAACACTTGCCTACTACAATAAAAAATATACCTTTTACCATAATGATCTTCACTATGGGAATATACTGTTTAAAAATAATAATATAAAAATCATTGATTTTGGGCTGTCTTGTCTTAACTATAATGGTAATACTTATTCAAACTACGAAACAACAAGGGGTAGCTGTGTTTCTTCTGACCTTGGTGTATTTTTAGTTTCAGTTATACAATATTTAGAAAACTTCTTAATGCCAGAAGCTTTAAATAACCTTAAAGGACTTCTTACTATAAACGATTTTTCGTGGAAGAAGATTGAAGATATAAGTATAATAAAAGATAAGAAGATTCAAAACAAGTATGATAATAATATAAAAAAATGGATGGATCTTTCACGTGCAGATCAGTCGACTAATCCAAAACCAACTCACAATGTATTTACTAAGTTTCATATACTGTATACATGGACAGGTCATACCGATGAAGCTATTTATAAGAATATACGTTTAATAACCCCTGATTTTATATTGTCAAAACTTACTGTGCCGGCGGCGGCGAAGGCGAAGGCCGGTAAAGGCGGCGGCAGAAAAAGAACACGGCGCGTAAAAAGAGGAAGATCTAGAACTCGTAGGGCTTAGAAATATCTCTCTGCCTTATGGCACTCACTGCATTTGAACGTGAATTTCGTTGTCTTGTGCTCCTCCAGAAATGCGATGAGAATATCTCGCAACATAACTGTCTGCGAGACATCTGGATATACACGTTCGAGGGCTCGCCGAATCAGAATCGGTCGCTCCTCACCAATCCCATGACATCTCTCTTGTGATGGCTTCTTGCAATCAGAACAGGGATGTTTCTCCAGGTACGCGGCGGTGAACGTCGTTCGAATAAAGTTTGTGAAGATGTTGGCATTGAAATCATAAATGAACTCTTCATGCGTGGTGTCCGTGATTTTTGTTGACCACTTCTTTGAGCGACGCAAGGCTTCGATCTGCTTATCAATATAGGGGCTGTGAGGATTCATACATGTTTGCGGTAACTCTATATCTTAAATTTTGGCTGGGCGCGGTAAATTTGAAATAAAAATGGAATCGGCGGCCTGTATAGAGATGCTCCGCTTCCTCGTTTCTTCACTCCTCGCAGTATGTGCTGTATCACAGAATACTTCGCCTTCACCGGCACCTTCGCCTCTACCGCCTCCGCCCCAGCTCCGCTTCACGGATTCTACACTGTTCCCTATCGTCGGTAACTACACGATGGGCTACGTGAACAACACCGTAGAGAATCGGTGCCACCGCTCCATTGCCAAGTTCCAGGCCCAGAACACCGGCATCGTAGATGTTATGAAGATGGGTGTGTATTCCCAGGCCGCCCCTGAGACATGCGGTATCAGTTTCGTTCTAGCAACCTTCCCTGGCGCTGTAGCGGTTGGAAACTCCCTGCTCACCACATTCACGGACCTCGTCGCTGCCACGCCTGGCACAGACGAGTTCGTGAAGTTTAATGCAACTCCGTCTGGCTGGTCGGTTGTGGCAGGGGCCAACTACACTGTCACGATTCTCCCGTTCACATGGGCAACTGGTTCTGCAGGATCAACCGGCTCCACAACCCATTGTGTATTCCAAATGCCCTATGGACGGCCCGGCATTCCGTATGCCGCAGTTGGTCAGGCTGGACCGACGGGTCAACCGTGCGGCTCTACACCGTGGACAACCGACCTCGCCGGCGATGGCTGGGCCATCCAGCTCCTTCTATCAGGTCATGCCAGCCAAGTGATTGTTCCTTCAGTCTCATCCACGGTAACACCGACGCCGACATCGACACAGACGCCTACACCGAGTCAGACGGGAACGCCGACGCCGAGCCACACACCGACATCGACGCCTACGATAACGGATACACCTACCGTCACTCCCGCACCCGGCTCAACCCCTTCAAACTCAGCCACGCAGACGCGCACTCCCAGCCGCACACCATCCATCAGTTACACACCGACACCGACATCTTCTATAACATCCTCTGTGACTCCTACAGAGACGCCTACACCGACTCCGACTCTTCGGATTGGTGCATCGCCCTCCGTGACACCGACCGAGACACCTGGACCTACAGATTCTGCATCACCGACCAAGTCACCCATGTCTCACGTCGAGGCGCTCGCTGCAGGGGCTGCCGCGCAGCCTCCGTCTGGCACAAGCCCTGGCACAATCGTCGGTGCTGCACTCGGTGGTGCATTTGTAGTCGTTGTTGCACTCGCTGTCGCCATCCGTCTCCGCATTGTCTCTGCTGAGATAAATGGACCGCAGCGGGCTATGAGCTGGAAGAAAACCGGTAAGAGGGCTTCGTTCGCCGTACATACTAACCAACCTGAGATGGATATCAATCTTAACCAGTCGGTAATGAATCCGGCAGTGCTTGTTGTACGGTCAGAGCGCGTCAAGGCTGAGGGCGTCTAATCCTCAAACATCGGATTTGCGAGCCCATTCTCGAACCGGAGCCAGTTGAGTGCAACACAGAAGACTTTTACTTCCCATTCCTTATCGTCGCCTATCGCCGGTGACTGAATCTCTAGTGTCAGGCGGAAGTTGTTCATGCGACTCGCATTTGCGGATCCACTTGGCTGATGTTCTCCAGGCGTTTGAGCAAACGGATACCCGTACAAAAAGGATGAATAGGAGGCAAATCCTCCCTTGTGTCTGGATGCAAGAAGTTGCCTAAAATAGGATTCTTCCGCATCCACAATCGTGATTCCATTAATCTGAATGGACGCCTTCACGAGCAGCGGAACCTTCGCCTGAAGTGGTGACCAGTCCCGTTCAAGCACCGAAGAATAGTTCGTCCACTCATTATTATCGCGCACACCCTTGCGCCGCACGAACCAGATAACCTCCTCAATCGGATGATTCGCCTCAATCGGAAGCTGGACCGTAATCGTATTTTCTTGTGCCCTCTTTGACACCGTGTATTTCATCGGCTCGGAGAACGAGAATGTTTGAATCTCGCGGTGCAGAATCTCGAAGGGGTCGCGCAGCATAGCTTCACGCAGCTTTCCGCTGGCAATACCCCCGTAGGTAAGAAGCTGCACATTGTAAAACTGGGGAATCTGGATTTGCGCATTTTTTTCGACCTGGCCTGCCGCCGAATCAAATACGAACGACTTCTGGAGTGGCGTGCTCGTACACGTGTCACGAAAGCCTCGCAGTTGCCGCACACATTCATCAAAAGGTCGCAGCGTTATATTGATTTTGACGAGACCCTCCTTAATAGCAATCATCGGAAGAGCATCTTGATACCGATTTCGCCCAAAAAAGAAGGGGAGAACACAGTGAATCACTCCATCCTCCGTAGGCCATACGCGGGGCTGCTGAAGCGCCTTCAGTCGCGGAATGGAAATACGGCCGGTGTGGTCGTAAGCAATACCCACTTGGGCGTTATAATCCGGATACACGCGATTGAATACATCAATAAAATCGCCGTCAATCGTCTCAATCGTTTTTCCATCGATTTCCAACTCTGCTTCTTGAATAATGCAGGTTCCAATCGAGTTTGCATACTCCCATGCGGTCCCTGAGACATCATACGTATACATCGAGCCGAGTAAACGAAGAACAGTCTGTTCATCCAGCCAATGGCCTAGACGAATCTGCAGCACTGTTCCGAGTAGGAGATCGCCCGTCTGAAGAGACCCGAGGTCAAAGGAAAAGTACTGGCCGAAGGCGGCGGGGCCACGAATCGGAATCTCTTGTATGAGAGGTGTAAATGGAAGTACACGTCGCTCCTTATCGCGCGTAAACCACGTTGTTTCAGATTTTAAAGGGAACAGATCATTCTCTTGGAGGTCACGATTCGTGAGGTCCAACAGGGTTGTTATATCTCCTATGGGTCGTGTTGCCATCTCTGTTTAGAGGATGAAAGATCCTTAGACGTTAGTTCCCATATTTAAGTGTTCCGCGCCCCCCTTCAACACTATAGAGCAGCCACGAATCAACTACTGCCGTCATTTCTGTAACAGGCGTAGGACTCAGCAGCGGTCCATTCAACTCCGTGAGAATCGTTGGTCGGTCCGCCGTTGTGAAGTTCACTGAACCTTCGGGTTGGTTTTGTTTCAGTGAGCCCCAGACAGTTCCAATGTCCCAGTTCATTTCACCAATGCCGACACCAGGGTCACGATCCTCCTTTGCATGATGTGTCAGTTTGTTCCAAATGAGCGGAGGAAAGAGAGTCTCACGGTCCCTTGCTGCAATATAGAATGCCTGATTTGTGTAATATTCTTGACCTGTCGCGCCTCCCGAAAGGTCTGCCGTGAACTTCCACAACTTGCCCGATTGAATGTCAGTACGATTACGAATAAACCAGAAGAGCCGGGAGGCTGGATGCTGTGCATCGACTCGACGCGTGACTGCGGCGACTGCACCCTTGTTCAGAGGCGCATAGTCGCCCGGGCCAAAGGTGAACTGGTTCTCATAGAGCCGCGAATAGGGGATTTCAATGCTCGTTTTCTGAATCGCCGTACGTGTCTCTTGGTCCGTATAGATGTGGCGCGTCTCGAGAAAAAGCGTCGGCCTGGCAATAGCAGTTCGTGTAAGAGGAGCAATCGTATAAGGGGCCGCTGTATTGACTGTAAAGGATGGCAACGACCACGGGCTCGGATTGGCTTGGCCTGCAGAACTCTCCACAACTTCCTCCAGCTTTCGGAGAGTTAGGCGGAGCTTGAATGACTGCTGGCGCATTCCAATGCTCGGAAAGGAATCTGTCACACCCGTGGTCAGAAAGGGAATCTTGAGACGGAGTCTCGGCGGGGTCGCGGCTACACCGATGGAAGTTGCCGTACCGTCGTGAAATCCAGCCAGTGCATTGTCCATATAGGCTTCATTGAGTGAACCACGGGCTGCGCGCGATGCAAAGAGAGCATCGCCGCTCGTTTCCTGCAGCAGAATCTTGTCTTGATAGAGCTGAATCTTGCTAAAAAGAAAATAGCCAATACCATTTGTGTATCCGTAGGTATTGCCATCGGAGCCAACAATAGAGGTTGTTGGATTCAGAGCGGTCTCAGTTGGCGGAAGCCATGACGGAAGTTCAATGAGCACTGTAACATCTTGGAACAGGTCGCCGGCGACGTCGAACTCGAACTCGCAACTGCGACCAAAGTCGGCGCCATTCAGAGGAACGGTGCGTCGGAGTTCATGAATCACCGGTGGCGTCTTTATGTAGCGGTTTTCGAACGGGTTTACTGCTGCGGCAAGGTCATCCTTGAAAAAAAAGGTGTCTTTATTGCCTCGGGCGTACGCTTCATAGAGCGCCCCTTCATTATTTATGTAGGCGCGTCCAGCCATCTCTGAAGAGGTGTGAGCATAACTCTAAGCCTCTATCTCTTCACCCTTCATCATATTGATAACAATAAGCAAGTTGGGACTAATGCGCCAGCGATGCGATCGACGACAGAGAGTGTGAATCATAATCTCAGGCAGGGGTCGCAGAGGCCAACCATACTCATACGGCTCCATGCGATCAAGGCGTGCCGCGTGAAGCAGCCACATCGGATCCTCCTCAACAACGATCTCCTCCATATCCGCAAGCCACAGAGGCTCCATCGGAAAGTCAGGGAGCTCGGCGGCTCCATCTCCGCCAATAAGGAAGAGATGCTCGGCAATCTTACGATACTCGATGAGCTGCTCCTTGCTGTTCTCACCATTCTCATTATCCAACTCCTCCCGAACAAAGTCCATCGGAGTATTCCAGCCATTCGTCATGATGCGGGCATCCGCACCCGACTCCAGCAGAAGAAGAGTCATCTCCGCATTGCCGTTCCAGGCCGCCCGGTGAAGCGGAGTCATGCCGGCACTGCAGCGAGCATTCGGATTTGCACCGGCCGCGAGAAGAATCTTGGTGCAAGAGAAGTTGTGGTTCCAAGTGGCAATATGAAGAGCCGTCTCTCCATCGTAGTCCTGCTGATCTGTGGTAGCGCCTGCCTTAATGAGATACTCCATATCCTCTGAAGACCAGCAGTGTTTGGCAAGATACATAAGGGCTGTAGTGCCAAAGAGGCTCTGCTCATTTACGTCGGCACCGCGCTCCAGAAACAGCTCCATGCATTCGTCCTGCTTTCCAGCAACTCCGTAGCCACGCGCAGCATTCAGAAAGGGTGTGCATCCAAATGACCTGTCCCATAGGTGCATGTTTGCGCCGAGGTCAAGAAGTGCCCTGACCGTATTAAGATTTCCCAGATAAGACGAGTCTAGCAGAGGTGTAAACCCCTGGTAGTCAGGCTCCTCGATATCAGCACCAAGACCGTGAAGAAACTTCACAGTCTCGGGCTGGTTTGCATTAGCCGCATAGAACAGCGGGGTTGAGCCGTCATCATCCTTCGCAGTCAGAGAGCCCTTCCGCTTCAAGATTCCCTTGATAATCTCATGCGCCTTTGTCCCCTCCGCAGCTGCATGCATCATCGGGGTTGCCTTATGTCCTCCAAATGGCATGTCCTTCACGACCTGCCAAATATACTTGTCCTCCCAGAAGGTCTTGCATGTTCCGATTGCCGCATAGACATCGCGACCATATCCCATGTTGATAACAATGGGAAGAATATCGAGAAGAGCATCGGGTTCAGGTGTAAGAAACATTTTCGCCGGATACTGGATGGGTGGCGGCACATGCTTCAATTTTAAGGGTTACTAACCAACTCTTCCTCCGTATCAGCCCTGTGCCGAGGACAACAGTGACCGCAATCGCGCCTGCAATCGCGCCTACAGTTTTCACGATCATTTTTGCAGTCTCCGCAGTTCCGCCGACAGTCACGGCGTAGATTGCCGGTGCACGGAAAGGCAACGCTCAGCACTGTTGATAGGCAGCACGTAATCACAACGAGGCCTGTTGTAATGGCAAGAATATAGTCGGTATCAAACATCTTTGTCACTTATTATGCTTGATATGTTTAGACCGGCACTGTTACCTAAAGTCACACAAATCTACTCATACATGGACATTCGTACTGAAGCTGTAGAGTATTATATCACTTACAAAAACGAATTTAAAGGGGAGGCCGCGCATGAAAAGTTAATGTCTTATCTTATTCGGTATGCACCTGTTTTTTCTACACCTACACTTGGTATTGATGTCGGTGCAAATATTGGAGGCGAACTCGACAGCATTAAAGCGCTGTTAACTGAATCAACTACAAAGTTGATTGCAGTCGAACCAAATCCTCTCAATGTAGAGATTCTTGAAGAAAAAAGAACGGTGTTTCCATTTGACCTCTATGCAGCAGCCCTCTCAGATATAAAGGGTACTATGCCCTTTTACACATACAAGGATTTTCCAGAGAATACCTCTGGTTACAGTCTCGGTGGCCTTCGTGCCGGCGGAAAGAAAATCACAAATGTAACAGTAACTACTCTTGATACTATCCTAGAAGACTATCCACAGTATACTATTAAATATCTAAAGATTGATACGGAAGGAAATGATACTCTTGTTCTTCGCGGTGCACAGAAAAATCTAGACAGAATCCATTACATTATCTTCGAGGCAAGTGATTGTCTACAAGATTCACGCGGCCCTGGCGAGGATGAGCCACTGCGCATGTGTGTAGAGATGCTCGATAAAGCTGGCTTCGATGTTTACAGAATAGGAACGCGGCGACTTCTTAAGATTAACGGTGAGATGTGGGATCATACGTACGATATTCTCTTATGCTGGAGCAACTGTTTTGCAATAAGAAAAGAAGATACGCTGCTACGAAACTTTATTGATGCGGAGGGATTTTATCATCTTCCTCCAACTCCTGTTTCTTAGGCGCTTTGAGAAGCATATTCGCGGTGCCAGTGGCCTTCCATGGAAGCTCCAACTCTGCTACACGACCATGAAACGGAAACTCAATCTTTTTCTCGATCGGTTCTCCGGTATTTATCCACTCGGTCATTGCATCCTTAACACCAATATATCCAGGGTCAGCCACGCGGATTCCCAACTCCTTCAGCTTTTTCAAAATCGTCATAGCCTCCTTGACACGATCCAACTTTGTCTTTTGTCCAGGTCTATCTTCGGACATTCTATCGAATGTATCTATTTTTGCGTTTAAGCATAGATTTTTATACCATAGAATAAAGTAATGACAGATAGAACAAAACCATCTTATTTTAGTATTAACCTGCAATATGCAGAAGAAGCATCAAAGCCCATTTCACATAACAACATAGTCCAATATATAAAGTCGTGTACAGTTAATGAACATATATCATATACAATTTATATTAATCAGGGCAGACCTCTGCTCTATTTTAACTCACATTATGTCATTGGAAACACGTCGATTCAACTATGCACTGCTCTCATAATCAGTCATTTCTATGGGCACCAGATTATTCCATATCATCGAGAGCCTGATTCAGATACAGCAAGTATTGATACGGAAAAATGGGAGACTCTTACACCCTTCCTTGGACAACCCCACCCATTTTTCAAAAATAATATTAACTTGAGTGGATACTTCCAGAACTCAGAATGGATGGTAGAGCATAGAGAACTTCTTATTAAGCTACTTTCAGAGAATCAGGGATTCTATCTCACAAAGAAAGTAACTGTGCGAGATGTGCTTTACGCACCGTCACCGATTGATGTCTCGGGCTACGTTGTGGTTCACCTTCGTCTGGGTGATTTCGATTCAAATGGAACTAACTCTCAGATCATAGACCCTGCAGCCTATCTACGTATTCTCCGTAAGATAAGACTTGAAGAGCCAGTTCCGATTTTGATTGTTTGTGCGAAGCCTAGCTGCGCCGCCGAAGAAAACTATCTACGCCTATTCGAGGAGTTTCATCCGCGATTTCAACACGGCACGGATATTGAAGACTTTGCTGTACTTCGCTCGGCTGAGAGGATTATTTGCTCTAACTCGACATTTGCTTGGTTCGCCGCTTTATTGGGTAACGCTAGGAAACGGTGGATTGCGAAGCCACTCGTGAATGAACTCTGGCATATTTCAGAAGAGGATACGATATTTGAGTACAATACCTACGCTATTCGACAGCTTGACACGCCTTCAGAAACGCTGATGGTATCTGGTGAGTGGTTTCAGAGTTTGTGTGAGTTTACTCTCTTGAACGAAGCAAAGAAAACGGAGTTGCATAAATGGATTGATTGCGCTTGCCCTCTTGAACGACAAATCTATGTCGATCGTGATGGTTGGCGTGAAACCCTATTATCTGCTACTACAGTGTTCGTGTATCCAGAAACAGAGATTATTCTTCCATTTCTTCATTACACATGGCCCGCGTTAAAAGTTCTTGTGATTCATACTAGTGACAACGTAATCAGCTTCGATATTTTATCTGACTTTCTTGAACGGCATCCATCGGCGTGGATATGGATGGCAAATCAAATAAACTCTCATCCTCGCATTCGCCTTCTGCCTCTTGGTGAGCAGAATCGTCTATTTAGAGAAGGAAGAGTGGAGGCGCCGCGCCGCATTTGTAGGGCTACGGAACGTGACACAGGTATATATCTTACATGGATGTGGCCAACACATCCAACGCGTACTAAATGGAGTATATCTATAGATAAAATGAGGGATTTGCAAACCCTTGAACGGAGTGGCCGATCAAGGCTTCATCCAGATGATTATGAGGAGAAGTTGGGGCAGTGTACTGCCGTTATATGTCCGCCTGGAAACGGCGCGGATACTCATCGGCACTGGGAGACACATGCGGCAGGTGCATGGATGATTCTAGAAGATAATCCTCATACTCGGTGCTTGAAGGAACAGTATCCTTCATTGCCTTGCATCATTATAAAGGAGTTGGAGGAGTTAAGGGATATCGTCGTACAGCCATCACCCGCCCCGTTCCATCCAATGATTCTTCGGGAGTTCTGGCGGATTTTATTTAGGAGTCATCTGATTTGTTACGACACCAAGAATGAAAGGTGAGGATATCTACTTTATCTGCATACAGAGGCAGTTGACGGATGTCATTGCAACCAAATCGTCTTAGTTCTCGTAGAATGATATGCGACGGAGATTTTGACATCAAATAGTTTGAGTATAGTGTATACTCTGACATACCAGATAGTTGAATGTGAGCGGGGTCAACGCATTGAAGCAGCGCGGTCGATGCAGAGACCTCGTGAAGAGCTTCAATCCGCAGCAACATTTCTTCAAGAATGTCTCGTTCAACAAGCATATAATCAGTGATTTCTGATGTATCTGTATGAGGGAATCGCCTTATCTCTCCCTTAAAAAGTCGTTCCATGTGCTCAATGTAGGATACAGATGAAAATCTACCATCCCCCAAATCCATATAGATTTTATCTCTATCCATGAAGGGAATCGGTTTTGTAAGAACAATATCTGAATCAAAGAGAAGCATTCTCGGTAAGGCGCGCTCACCGAGAATACGGAAACAATAGAGCTTGAGAATCTGTTGATAATACCAACCAGACCGTTTACCCCACTGAATCTCCAATGGAAACTCCGATTCTGGAATCCATGTACAGTTTTCTTCACTTGGATCTTCTTTCGAAATGACAAAAATAGTTCGAAGACCTATCGCATTTTGCCGTAGGCCTGTAAGACAATACGGAAGAATCTCTGCATCCTTTTCATGAAATGGAATGAATGCATCATATAAAGAGGTATTACTAAATATAGACATGAGTTCTAGTACAGTCCCGATAGTATTTATTCAGGTCCAAAACGCGCCACCTTCCTATATGCGTGTCGCGATTGAGCAGGCGCGCCGTTGGAATCCGAATGTACCCATTATCGTTCTGTCTGATATTCTTGCAGAGGCAACTGCTGGGGAAACGTGGATTCCGATTCCCTCGATTCCAAAGTCGGAAGCGCATCTTCGTTTCTTAGAAAAAACAAAGGATAATGAATATTATAATACATTTCGTGCGGGGTTCTGGCGAGTGACTGCCGAACGGTTGTTTGTTTTAGAAGAGTGGATGCGCTCAACTGGAACGAACGAATGTATTCACATGGAGAATGATATTCTCTTCTATGAATCGGTGGCTCATCTCTTACCGAAGCTGCGCGAGACAAGTCGAGGAATATCTGCGGGATTTCACGGTCAGGGCGACGACTTAGAGAATCAGAGACCGCAGATGTGTTTCTCAATCATGTATTGCTGTAACGTAGATGCACTTCTTGATTTCTGTCGGTTTCTCGCAACTCCTTCAATGCTAAATGAGATGGAGCGTGGAGGGGATTATTGGCTCTTAAATGAGGAGACGTGCTCCGTGCTACCGACGGCACCGCCTGGCACTATCTTACGCTCTGAAGAGTTCCGTCACTGGATAGAAGTTCCCTCTTGGGGGCAGGCAGTATTTGATGCAATGTCGCACGGCCAGTTTATTGGAGGCGAGGATGTTCGAAACAGTTATAAAGATTCGCGGTATTTTGCTCTATATGATGATGTATGTACGGGAATATTTGACGCAGCTACTCATGGGCAGTTCATTGGTGGTGAAGATTCAAAAAATGGTGATAGGGGCCCTGGATTTGTGAACCTGTCGTGCGAGTTTCGTACAGACCAGTTTACGTATCAATGGGGCTCAGATGAGGGACGCCGCTTTCCCTATATTCTTCATGAGGGGAAACAGTGGAAGATTTGGAACCTGCACATTCACTCGAAACGATTAAGTGAGTTTGTGTAGGGCTCTAAAGAGAATCGTGGCGCTCGAGAATCCCATAAGAACCCCTACAATGAACACGGGGTTGTGAAATATAGGATTCTTGATATAAGAGGGAAGATAGTCTAGTAGGCCATTTTCCTTGTTATCTATCCTTGATGTGGGCGGCATTTATACTGTTCCTATGTCAATATGTAACCTCAATTTTATACAGGGACAACATTCGGGGCAATCGTAATCTCTTTCTTCATCGCCTCGAGTACTTCGCGAACCATTTCAAGGGACGGTTCAGCCCCATCCCCAAAACGAGCTTTTAAACTCTTGGACACCGCGATTTTTTGCTTGTTCAGCTGAAACTCATTCGCCTTCGGATTGTCTTGCTTCAGAATCGTACCAACCTTCTCCATTAACGTGAGCCATGCCCTCTCTGAAATCGCAGTCACCGCCGGATCGACCCAGACTTCACCATCGATGAGATCAAAGAGACCCTGCAGGGCTTCAGGATGAATCTTGAAAAACTGGCGATCCGGATTAGGGCGCTCACCAAGACGCATAAGAAGCTTATGAAGAGTTGCGAGCTTCGCATCGGGATTTGTCACAGACTTGGCGAACTCCACCTTAAAGGGGTGAAGAACACCCTCCGAATAGAGCTGCGCAGCCCGTTCCGTCGGTGAGAGTTGCGTCGCACTAATATGAAGATATTCGGGGTAATCCGGATTTGACATGCAGCAAATATAGGACGTCGCCATTCTATGTTGATAGCCATGAAAAAAACTTTAGGTCTATGAACCACATGTACATCCTATATTTGTACATGAGTTACATGTCTGCTGCCCCGACGTCACCTGTTGACGCAGCTCATAGGTAGTATAGACGGGGACAGAGCATCCTGTCGGCGTACTGCACGTGCTGTAGTTACACGCTGCCTGTAGCGAGAGGATATTCCTTTTGTAATACGTATATATCGTCTTATTCTGCATCTGCTTCAGAATATCACTGGCGTCCATTTATCTACTGTTGTATGGTGTGTTTATTTTCCTTTTCAAATATATTCGGTGGAAGCAAGAATGTGTGGAATCTGGTGCTGCATCGGCCCTACATTTATGCACGTTGATAACGTCCCTGCACTCGTAAAAGCGCTTGTTAAACGTGGCCCGGAAGGTACACGTATCCTCGACTTAAGTGGAGTCACTATGGGATTTACACGCCTGGCTATCAATGGCTTGACCGATGCGGGGATGCAGCCCATGAATCGCAACGGGCTAAACTGGATGTGCAATGGAGAGATTTACAACTGGGCGCAGATTGCGGAAGACTATGAGTTTGACTGTCCATCCGGCTCCGACTGCGAGGTACTCGGTGCCTTCTACGAATACTGCATGTCGCGAGGAATCGCCCTTGACCAGATGCTTCGGGCACTCGATGGTGTCTTTGCTTTTGTTATTGTGGATCAGGTCAGAGGTCAGGTAGTTGTAGCACGCGATCCCTACGGCGTTCGCCCTCTTTTCATTGGTACACGATTCACAACTCGCCTTACAAACGTGACAAACTCCGAGATGAATATTTCTAGCCGCCTTCTTAACACCGTGTTTGCCTCGGAGATGAAGGCAATGATCCCTTTTTGCACGACAATCAATGTATTCCATCCGGGAACCTATCAAGTGCACGATTTGGCTACAGGTACACTGAAATACGCAAAGAGATATCATGAAGTCCCGTGGCTCAAGCAGCCACTTCTATCAAATCTAGACGGTGGTACCGAGTTCGCCACGCTCGCGATTCGCTCTGCCCTCGAGGCTGCTGTTGACAAGCGCATGATGACAGAGAGGCCCACGGCAGCGCTACTCAGTGGCGGCCTCGACAGTAGTCTGATTGCCGCGCTCGTCGCGAAACGCCTTCGGGCAGCTGGTGCACCGCCGCTGCAGACATTTAGTATCGGCATGGCTGGAAGTAGTGACCTTCTGCATGCCCGCAAGGTGGCGGACTGGATTGGCTCGCAGCACCATGAGATTGTCATGACGGCGGAGGAGTTCTTCGCTGCCATTCCATACGTGATTGCTGATATCGAGTCCTATGATACGACAACAGTGCGGGCCTCTGTAGGAAACTGGCTCATTGCACGAGAGGTTCGTAGGCGTTCTGACTGCAAAGTTGTGTTCAACGGCGATGGTGCTGATGAGGTGTGGGGTTCCTATCTCTATTTTCTGAAGGCACCGTCAGATATTGAGTTTGAGGCGGAGACACAGCGTCTTCTCGATGATATGCATATGTTTGATGTTCTGCGGAGCGACCGGTGCATTTCTTCGCACGGATTGGAGCCGCGGACTCCCTTCTTAGATAAACAGTTCGTTGCAACTGCGATGAGTGTTGCAACGAAATGGCGGCGGCCTATCAAGGGAGTTCGGCCTGAGAAGTGGCTGATGCGGAAGGCCTTTGATGACGGTACTCTACCGAGTGAGGTTCTGTGGCGGCGCAAGGAGGCTTTTAGCGACGGAGTGAGTGGCGACAAGTCATGGTACGAGGTGGCACAAGAGAAGGCTGCTGCACTCGTTGGAGATGATTGGACTGATCGCGCGGATCGGAGCTATACGCATCTGAAGCCCACGACGGCTGAACAAATGTACTATCGATTCATGTTCGAGTCGAACTTTGGAAAGTCTCATAGTAGTGTCACTGTCCCGTACTTCTGGATGCCGCGATGGTCTACAGCAACAGACCCTTCCGCGCGGACGCTGGATGTTTATTGAGGTTTATAAAATTGATTTTAGCGGCGGGGCGGTTTGTGTATACTTTGAACAATGGATATTGTACACTATGCAACGGATGTCAAACTTCCGAAAGTCCATCACCAGCAAGCAGAAATCTTGGATGTCTTGAAGGCGTTTTCTGGCGCAACGCAGAAACAGATTATTGAGATTATTGAGAGTTGCCCTGAGCGAAAGGGGCGTATGAAGTCGTCCCAGCCAGTAAAGGCAAATGTGCAGTGTCATTTAAAAAAACTTCTGAAAGCGGGGGCGATTCGTGGCGAACTTAAGACGGCAGGAAGTATCGAGATAGAAATGCCACCGAAGAAGTCAAAAAATGTTGCAGTTCCTACTGCTGTTGAAACACAAGCGCCTGTTGTTGCGACTGCCCCTGCACTAAAGAAAAAGGCTGCGCCGAAGAAAAAGCCTGCAACAGTGGCGGCGGCAGAGATGCCAGTCGTTCAGATTACCGTCAAAAAGAAGGAAATCGGAGGGACTACATATTATCTTGGGCCGGAGGATAAGGTCTTTGATATGAAGTTCAAGTACGTCGGTCGCTATGATAAGGAGGCAGATGATGTGAATCGTGATATTCTGGATTCGGATTGATTCAAGACAAAGATAAAATTTTGAAAATAAGATTCACACTAATGTCTTCAGATACTCCAGTTTATCCACAGCTTCTTGATACTTGTTTGCGATATTTGTAACATTTTTTGCAGCTTTTGTGCGCCCCTTAAAATCTGAAATAATGCCATTCCTGTCGAATGTCTTTTCAATCTTTATTAGCAGCTTCCAGCGTTTGAGTAAATCACTCACAAGAGCCTTTTGTCTCGTGATTTTTGTTTGAATGGGAACAGGCATTTCTACCCAGCCAACATAAAATACGTATCAGCAATCAACGCGCCAATCACAAAGGCAAAATAGACATCTTCTTCAGGTGTCCGTTTCTCTTTTTTGTAAAAATAGATAATGAGCGCAATCCAAAAGGGAATGGCGAGCATGTCACCGAACCGGGCGAGCTTTGTTACGTTCATCCTAGTTAAGAAGGAGTAAAGTTCGCCGCTAACGCATCCCAGCTCACCGGAAACTTCGCCTCAATCAGCGAACAGACTGCATTCGCATACAGCTGAATCTCGCGCTGCGCCTGCGGATCCGTGCGCAGCTTACAGAGGCGCGCGTATGCGTACAGGGACGCCGTCTCAACAAACTCCGTATACATACTCTGAGGCAGAATCATCCTCGCAACCTCCGGGGCGACATTGTGCTCCAGCAGAGTTGCGTAGGAACGCATGGCCGCCTTTGTTGCATGCGCGAGCTCAACCTGCAGTGTATCCGCACCGACAATCGGGCTCAGCTTAGACCCCTGCTTCTTGTTCTCATCGCGCTCTCTCAGCTCGACCGCGGCAGGAATATAGCATTCGGGCGGCGTGTCAATGTACCGACGACTCACCTCATTGCGAGAGAATCCTACCGTATGCCTGAACCATTCACGCGCCACGAAGATAGGCATCTTGAGACGGAAACGGAGCTGCGGATGGAAGAAGGGTGAGATGTGATTGTGCTTGGCAAGATAGTTAATCAGCTTTCCATCTGCTGCCGTCATGGCGGCAGACTCCTTTGCGAATGAGACGCGGGCGGCATTGACGACCGTCAGATCCGAACCAAACGTCTCGAGAAGCTCAACGAAGCCACTGTCAAGAACGGCAACCTTCTCTGAGCTCATTTTGTAGTTACTTGGTTGATTGTTTAGGCTTTAAATTTAGCGACGGCATGTGTTGTTACCGTCGTGACTTTCTTTTAACGAAGTCAGTAGATTCCTTAGTTTAAAGCGTCACTGGTAACTGGTACGGCGCGAACGGCGCTGTTTGCGCGTTTGCTTCTTATTTCCTTTGCCCATGCGCCTACGCGTTCTCCTACCACCTCTAGGAACTGTATAGCTAATGATTATACTGCCATTTGTATCTGTTCCAGCTCCACCACCCTGTCTATTAACAACAGTTCCCGTGAGATTAGCAACATACGATGATCCACCGCCGCCACCCTGTTTCAATAATCCACTACCACCGCCATAATAACCACCTCCGCCACCTGGATTATTCTCTAACATTGCTATGGTCGGGCCATCTCCACCTTTATATTTTTCACCCTGTCGTCCGGTGTTACCTGTGCCATTTGCATTCCCCCCTGCACCACCACTTGTCTGCGTTCCGCCGCCGCCGCCGCTCCCACCAGATCCAACACCACTTGCGCCAGTTAAACCTCCACCAGCTCCACCAGCAGTCCACGTACCCGCAGCTCCACCACCACCTGCAGTTACCAATTCATTTAGAGTTTGATCCTGTATTGCAGAACGGCCGCCGCCATTAGCAGCTGGTGTTCCACTACTATATCCAATACCGCCACCACCAAATCCATTAAATCCACCAACAATAATGGTATAGATTGCTCCAGGTGTTACAGTCATCGTTCCAGAAACAAGTCCTCCCGTGCCACCAAGAGCTCCTGTGGAACCAGAACCTCCGCCTGCACCCTTGAGCGTAACATTTATTTGCGTAACCCCCACGGGAACAGTCAGTAACTGATTTCCACCTGTATAGTTGACTGTAGTAGAATATGTTCCATTCGTATTTGTGAACGCAGGCACTGGCGTCGGAGCTTTATAGCTTATCACCATATTTCCATTTGTATTTGCTGCAGCTCCACCCCCTCGCGTATTAACAACAGTGCCTTTGAGGGTATAGACCCACGAGTTTCCTCCGCCGCCGCCGCGACCCTCACATCCTCCGCCCCCACCATTATATCCACCTCCACCCCCGCCGCTATTAGTTGTATCGACTGCTGCATTACCGCCTTTATATTTAGAACCATCCGTCCCTTCTGCACTACTCATATTAACCCTCTCTCCGCGGGATCCGCCTCTTGAATCGGACCCGCCCCACGCCCCTGCTGTGGATTGACCCTGGCCGTAGGCCTCGGAACCTTGAGTACCGCCGCCGTTTCCGCCACTCTTGAGCGCACCGCCGCCGCCACCACCACCTGCAGTAACTAAGTCAATCGTCCCATCCACTATTGCAGTACGACCTCCGCCACTGTATGCACTACTACCACCATTACCACCGCCGCCGAATCCATTTGATCCGCCAACAATAATCGTATACGTTTTATTGGGTATCACAGGGAGAACTCCAGAAACAAGTCCTCCTGCACCACCATTAGAAGTACCTCCTCCTGCCCCCTTAAGATATACATCAACTTCTGTAACGCCTGGAGGAACAGTCCATGTTTGATTTACACCAGTGAAAGGAACTATGCTAGAAAGGATTCCATTTGTATTTGTGAATGTGATTGCAGTTGGTGAACTGGTTCCAGTTCCAGAAGGACCAGTTGTTCCAGTTGTTCCAGTTCCAGTTGTTCCAGAAGGACCTGTGCTACCAGTCCCTCTAGGACCTGTATTGCCAGTAGTGCCTGTAGGTCCTGTATTGCCAGTGCCAGTTGTTCCAGAAGGGCCTATTGTTCCTGTTCCAGTTGTTCCAGAAGGGCCAGTGTTACCAGTCCCTCTAGGACCTGTATTGCCAGTAGTGCCTGTAGGTCCTGTATTACCAGTCGTTCCTGTAGTGACAGCGGTGCCTGTATTGCCAGTAGGACCTGTTGTACCAGTACCAGTAGCAGGGCCTGCTGTACCAGTATCAGATGTACGAGCAGTACCAGTACCCGTTGCAGCAGTACCAGTACCAGTAGCAGGACCTGTTGTACCAGTACCAGTAGCAGGGCCTGCTGTACCAGTACCAGATGTACGAGCAGTACCAGTACCCGTTGCAGCAGTACCCGTTGCAGCAGTACCCGTTGTACCAGTACCAGATGTACGAGCAGTACCAGTACCCGTTGCAGCAGTCCCTAATAAAGAAGCGCTTGTAGAAGTTAATGCCGCTGCCGCTGCCCCTACAGGTGTTTTATAACTAATAACGATACTGCCATTTGTCATAGGCGCCGCTCCACTACCCTGTGTATTCACAACAGGTAAAATGTCCGTACCACTTGTAAGAAGATTTGCCACGTATGATGAACCACCGCCACCAGCAGACATTCCAGAGCCTCCTCCATAGTAACCACCGCCACCAGCGCCTAATCCTCCGCCATTAACATTCAACATATTGCCGTCTCCACCAACATATTTATCACCCGCCCTCCCTTTATATTTACTGCCATTAAACCCAGGGTCGCCGCCCTTTGAACTAGTAGTATCACCACCCATACCCAATCCCACGACACCATTTGCATCTGTAGCAGTACCTCCAACTAATCCTCCACCATTACCTCCCTTCATTGGTATGCCGCTACCATCATCCCGTCCAGCTGCACCGCCTCCGCCACCAGCAGTTACTAGATCATTTCCAGTTGAATCCTGTATTGCAGAACGACCTCCTCCAGTAGTCCCTCCTTTTTCTACGTCACAGTTATTAGTACAACCAGCTCCGCCACCACCAAATCCACCTATAGCAGTCCTATTTCCTCCAGCACCACCTACAATAAAATTATATTGAGTACCAGGTGTTACATTCATAGTTCCAGATACAAGGCCTCCATAACCTCCCACGTTAGCTTGAACTATATGATTACTGCCACCTCCAGCTCCCTTTAGACTAATATTTACCTGGTTAACACCGGAAGGGACTGTCCATGTTTGAATGTCGCCCGTATAAGAGATAGTACAAGTCATTCTTCCAGTTCCATCAGGTGTAAAAGCCGGTATTGCGGTTACTGCTCCGCCACGCTGTTTGCGTGACTTCCGCCTAGAGGACCGTTTTGATAATCTCTTCGGCATTCTATTATAAGCACATTTATTGCGCAATTGACTGCGTTAACTTCCATGCACCTTCTGCAGAGGCATTCCGCTGCCACCAGGCCCTACACGCTGCCGACATCGCTGCCCATGTCTCCTCCGCTGTCTCAGAAAGCTTCTTTGCCTGAGTAGCCGTATTTGCCCGGAAATAATGTACACCCTCCTCGGGCGCATCTGCGTAGGTCATATCAACCTCGGGGGATACAATCGGTACACATCCCATTGCCATACACTCAATCTCACGGTGGCACTTTTTGCCAAAGCCTGCGAGACAGAGACCGAACTTCGCCTGTGCCAAGCGGCGGAGATACTCCTCGTGCGTGTACGGGTACTTCTTCTCACCCTCAATATGTACAAACTCTGAGCAGGCCATAGACCAGTCTTCCTTCACACGGTTTCCCTTCTGCACTGCATTTTCAGAGCGTCCGTAGAATACAAGAGTCTGTGTCCGTTCAGCAAACGGCGTGGAACCGAGTGGTGCCAGCTCCTCAACCAGCCTCGGTCGTCGCGGCCAGAAAGTCCACGCCTTCTCACCCTTGAGCGGCACCGGGTTTCCAAACAGAGCTCGCTTCCACGTCAGCTCGGCGGCCGGCGCTGCCTTCAGCCAGTCAAGTGTCGGCCGATCATACAGTAGAATCTCACCCACACCACCCATCCACACCTGTGCCACCGCATCACGCTTGACTGTACAGTATCCACGTTCACCCCAAATCTCTACCATCTCACGGAAGGAATCACCTGCATGAGCAAAGAATCCCTTCGTCGCAGCGTTCGGTAACGTAATAATAGGCTTCGCGGACAAATCCCGTACACTGATGAGCTCATCCTCCATGGATAGATTGATGCGGCTGACTAGAACAGACCTCGCCGTATCATTCGGCACACCCTTCGGTACAATCACGAAGCGATGGCAGATTTTTGCGGCACCACAGAGTTCAAGAATCTCCGTGCTCGGCTCCATCTCAGACTGAATCTCCCATAGGCGCGCGCCCTCGGGTAGGGCCCAGCTCCATGCAACCGTCTTAGAACCCTTCGCGCAAAGCACTGCCCACGCACCCAGCATACTCTCAACAATACGCGTGATGCTCGTCGCAGGCCACAGAATCGTCACCTTGAAGGGGGACTGTAGCGCATCCTCAAACTCCGCGGCAGACTTTGTCGTAATCCACGACTCATCCGCGAGAATAACGACCCGCTTCTCTCTACCCGTATGAGTGGATACCCACTTCTCTCCAAGAGCATCACGAAGGGCACTAATCTCCTCCGTAGTTGTCGCATTATTATCAGTCGCATTCCACACAAGAGCCCTCTTTGCCCATGCCTGTCGGTTCTCATCACGCGAGAGTACAGGTACCTCCTTATCAGGCCACTCGAACAACTTCAAAACTTCCACACACTCCTTCTTCTTTGAGCACCAGAACTCACCCTTCTCACCAGAAACAAGCGAACGAAGGTAGAAGATCTTGCCCAAATACTTTAGAGCAAACTCGGCGGGATCCGATGCTACTTCATCGGGGAGCGGGGCAACGAAGCACTGTTGTGAAAGGAGAGAAGCTGATGCAGTGCTAATCTGCGAGTTTGACCAGGCCGCGGCGGCGGCCTTTGTCTTACCAACCAGAAGTGAGTCATAACTATAGACGAGGCCCTCGCGTGTCTGGAATATGTCAGTGTATGAATAAATAGGAATTGTCTGTTGCTCAACCGTGTTCAGGCCATCGGGTGTAAGCAGTGTCTTATTGTCAGTATTTCTCGCAATCATCGAACAGAGCGTCTTAATCTGAAGAGCGGACGATGGCCCCTTCAGCTGTCTCGAAAAAGGCGCGGTTTGAACAATCGTCTTTCTGTTTTCGGGAGGAATATTGACCAGCGGATTCATATCATGGAGCCCATTCGGCTGGACATACATAAGAATAGGCTTGTCTACGATATCCTTCACATCATACGTACGAACTCCGCTTGCATGCACGTGATACGACTTGATTGTAAGAGCCGGATTTACAACCAGAAACTTCTGGCGTGTCATCTCGACTGTGATTGCATTGTCACATCCCATCTTACCGAAAGGAAAATCGAGTGACTTGTAATCCCACTTGCGCTTCTTTACAGATGTTGAGGAGAGAATCCATGTATCCTGTGAATCGGCGCGGGGGCCAAATAAGGTCGCCTCACCCTTCTCAGGGACATCCCAGCGAAGAAGAGCAAGAAACTTGTCCTCGAGGTTTGTAGACCACACGGAGCGAAGAGTTGTATCGAGGTAAATATCTGAGTTAGAAAAAACGACAATAGTATCTTCTGGAATATTCTCATGAACCCAGCGAATCACATCGGCGTACGTAAGCCGATGGCCGATAATAACCTCCTCAATCTTATTTGATTCAGGGAGTTTATAGGCCTTTTCGTTCAGTAGGATCATACGGTCAACAAAACGGCACTGCAGATTCATATCAAGACAGTGCTTAATCTCCTTGGCACGACGATCCTTCTGAGGCTCATAATATTGCTGGATTAGCCATAGACGCTGTGGAGGGACAATGGCCTGCTCGCACTTCAAACTGTATGTGTTGCGGGTGGTAGGCTGTACAGGGAATGTACGTCCCATATGTAGCATAAGTGCCAATAGAACCTTTGCATCCTCGGCGGTGCCATCCCATGCGGCGCCCGTGAATGGATAGAGGTCCTTCATTTCGTCGAGACAAATCATATTTGACATGCGAAGAGACATTAGCGTCTCAACCCCAACGGCTTCCACAAATGTCTTTGGGACGGCGATGATTGCAGAGGATTTTGATACATTCTTCTTGAACCACTCGAGAGCTACAGTGGGCTCATCGAGGCAAATAAAGACACTAACCTCCATACCCTCCTTTTCAAGCATTGTATATGCCTTGACACTCGTTACGCCAATGTCATAGCGACTCCAGCGCTCGGGTTCCGTGGGAATCTCATCGAACCATACAAGAGTCTTCTGATTTCTCCAAATACTGCCTTCAGATTGAATAATCCGAATGGGTGTACCCGTCTTGGGATGGCGAGCCTGCATCTTTATCTATATTTGGCGGCAAGGCCTTAACCCTTCTCACAAAATAAAACAGAAATGTCCAAACTCGCGTACCTCGTGAACTCGACGCCCAAATACTACGGGCTTCTCCCACTTCACTTCACACTCGTCAAACGTTATTGCGATATGCCCATGACACTTTTTTTTGCGACTGAAGTTCCCGACCATCCTATTTGCACGGAGATTCAGAAGATGGGTGTGCAGTTGATTCCTATTCCTTTTGAGGAAAGTGGCTTCTTAGAGTCACGAGTAGCTGCTCTAAAGGTTCTCTATGACATTGGATATCATCACGTTCTTCCAATGCAAGAAGATTTTCTACTCGAAGGGCGCGTTATGAGGGAGGTTGTTCAAAGGGCGGCAGAAATGCTCGATATGTATACAGATCTTGCATCCGTCCGATTAATGCCGAGCCCTGGTCCTCTTACAAAGACATCTGATACGTGGGCACCGTTAGTTAAAGGTCTCGATACCTATGGATTTACATTTCAGGCAACACTATGGCAGACATGGGATTGCCTCGAGTTTTATCGACGGGTCTGTGATGTGCTAGAGCAAGACTATCCTAAGGCAACAACTGCGCCCGAGAAACGGAGACATGCAGAGATTCGGACCAATCTCGCAGAAAACGTGACTGGGCAGAGTATCTTTTGGAGTTTAGAGAAACGACATCTCGCATGGAAGCGGGCCGGTTCATGGTCAAATGCTGTCTATCTATGCCCGTGGCCCTATAGACCAACTGCTATTGTTCAGGGTGTCTTAGAGCCTTGGGCGATCGAGTTGGGAAAACGGGAAGGTGTTCCGCTTTCAATGGAGTAAAATTAGAACTTTACTTTTTGCCAGTAGATGTAGAAAACATTGCCATGAAAGCGCTTGCGCTTTTCATGAGCATGCTGTATATTGGTGAAACGCTGGCTGTGACGCCTTCTGCATCGGCGTCAGCGTCGGCGTCAGCGTCAGCGTCGGCTTCCGGCTCTGCCTCCGCCACCACCTTTCCTACACTTAGCACTTCTGGAAGTGCATCACCCTTTCCTACCTGGAGTGCCTCTGGCAGTACATCGGCCTCACCCTTTCCTACATGGAGTGCATCAGGTAGCACATCGGCCTCGCCCTTTCCTACATGGAGTGCATCAGGTAGCACATCGGCCTCACCCTTTCCCACCTGGAGTGCTTCTGGCAGTGCTTCGGCATCGCCCTTTCCTACATGGAGTGCATCAGGTAGTGCATCTGCGTCGCCCTTTCCTAGTGTATCAACTCCTCCAAGCTTCTCTGCACCTGCAACTGCATCAGGGAGTGCATCAGGGCTTCCAAGTGCATCGGCACTTCCAAGCGCATCAACTGCCCCGAGCACCTCAGCACTTCCAAGCTTCTCAGCACTTCCAAGCGCATCAACTGCCCCGAGCACCTCAGCACTTCCAAGCGCATCAGCACTTCCAAGCGCATCAGCACTTCCGAGCCCCTCAGCACTTCCAAGCCCCTCAGCACTTCCGAGTGCATCGGCACTTCCAAGCGCATCAGCACTTCCAAGCGCATCAGCACTTCCAAGCGCATCAGCACTTCCGAGCTTCTCAGCACTTCCAAGCGCATCAGCACTTCCTAGTGCATCAACACGTCCTAGTGCATCAACTGTACCAAGCTTCTCAACACTTCCAACTGCATCAACTGTACCAAGCTTCTCAGCACTTCCAAGTGCATCGGCACTTCCGAGCGCATCAACTGTACCAAGCTTCTCAGCACTTCCAAGTGCATCGGCACTTCCGAGCTTCTCTTCAACTTCCTCGGCAACTGCGACATCTTCCGCAACTGCGACATCTTCCTCAACTGCGACATCTTCCGTAACTGCGACATCTTCCGTAACTGCGACATCTTCCGTAACTGCGACATCTTCCTCAACTGCGACATCTTCTGTAACTGCAGCATCTTCCGCAACTGCATCCTCCTCGGCAACTGCATCCTCCTCGGCAACTGCATCCTCCTCAGCAACTGCAACATCTTCCGTAACTGCATCCTCCTCGGGAACTGTAACACCTTCGCCCGTTGCTACAGCAACAGCCACTTCTACAGTATCTAGTACTGTAACAGGCTCCGCAACAGCAAGCCCCTCTGCTAAGACAACAGCCTCGGGTACAACATCGTCGACTGCTACTGTATCTTTATCTCCCATGCCGTATATAAAACCGATAGGAAATCTCTCTTCTGAAAATACTCGCGCATCGGACAGTTCAAGTCTAAATACACAGAGTGTTATTGGACTTGGCGCTGGTCTAGGTGCAGTACTCTTGGTCATGCTTGTCTATGGCGGCTGTAAGTACAGGGCATATAGACTTACTAAGTTGTATGAGATGTCATTCAAGAATGGAAGCCCTGGTCTGATGATTCGCACAACCCCTTTACTAAAAGGGGGCAGCTTGGTTGTAGATATGAAGATAGACACCGTTCCTCCCGGGAGTCCTGTTATCATAAACGGGGGTCGCGTTGGAGAAACCGGAACGTCCGATGAGGTACGCACAGTAACCGTCACTTATTAACTCAGCCATACCTCCAACCATCCGATGATATAGAGTATAATAACCAGCATTACCGTCGACAGCATAGTTGCTTTGGACGGTAGCTGTATTTAGTTCCAACTTGAACGGAGTATCATAAAAGTTAGATGTCCATGTGTTTGACTGTTGTGACGTCATGTTAATCTGCATATGGCTTTCGGGGAGGCGTGTCGTTGTCTGTGTCGTCGGCGATACATACTGAATAAACGTCGATATCGGTTTAATAAGTGTATAGTTATTTCCCTGACTTCCCAGAAAGCTACGCTGAAACATATAACTTGGATGAACCTCCAGAAACATTTTTGTTGTTGAGTTCGGATTCATATATTGGATAAAGTTGGCCATTGTGAATGTTACAGTGCTGAAATAGATGTCCCCTGTTGTGTAACTCGGATACACTTCTGCAGTTGAGAGTGGAATATTCGATCCATAAATGGCGTTCCAGTTCCATCCACCAGCTCCAGTGTTTGCTGTAGAGAGTGAGCTGATAAAGGAGGCATATCCATAGTTTGTAGAAAATGTGCTCGCTACATATCGCTTTGTACTTAACACCTCGCCGCTAAGTGCATTGTATCCAGCACTTGTAAATGTGCTAATCGAAACGAAAACAGCCCTCTGATCTGAAACAGTTGATAGTTGAACATCACCCACTCCCAGAAACTTGAGAGTCGAGCGCCCAGATATAAATGTAAAGTTTGTTGGAGCGGGCGGCACGATTGCATAGGGTACAGTTACCATCGGTACACTCGACTCATTCACCTGCACACCGATAGCTGCATTACTTAACATAAGAGTTTTTGTAGTCGGATCAATATAGGTATCAAAAAGTCCCTGAATACCAGTGCTACTTACATTGATTGTATTGAATCCTACGTCAGCATTAAGAAAGTTTCCATCATTCGCCCTCACACTGTTAAAAGTAGATATAGGAAGTATTGTGCTAATGGAGGACCAGTATGCATTTCCAGCCCCATCTGAAATGAGAATAAGAGATGACGGTATGACGGTATTTGCCAAGGGATCTCTTACTTTAATTTTCCGGAGTGTTATAACATTCGTATCGATAGAGGTCGCGGACGTAGCCATTCTATTCGTGAGCTTTTATTTTAAAAGGCGGTCTAAAACCCAGTGATTACTTTCATCTAGACCATGGCCCATCGCATTGTACTGACCACCATGATTAAGAATGAATCAAGAATCATAGAGCGCCTTCTTAAATCGGTGCAACCGTTTGTATCTGCAATGGTGATTTGCGACACAGGCTCAACAGATAACACTGTTGAGATTGCGAGAAAGTTTTTAGATGATAATAAGATTCAGGGAACGGTTGTTCAGTTTCCATTCTCTACATTCGGAAAGAGTCGTACCCAGTCATTTCAGGAGACACAGGCGTGGGTTACTCAGCAGGGGTGGCAGTCTGAGACAGTATGGTCTTTATTACTAGACGGAGATATGGTTCTTTCTGAGAAGGTTGATCTAGATGCACTGAAGGCACTCGGCCCTCATATCGCCGGCGTGAGTCTGAAGCAGGCAAACGGTTCTCTCATTTATTCTAATATGCGCCTTCTACGTGTATCTGAGCCCTGGATTTGCAAGGGTGCAACACACGAGGCGTGGACGTGCCCCCCTGGAAAGCACACACAGCTCTTAGAAAGCCCTATTATTAATGACATTTCGGATGGTGGCTGCAAGTCCGATAAGTTTGAAAGAGATGAGCGCCTTCTATTGATGGATATTTCTGAGAATCCTCTGGAGGCCCGCACGTGGTTCTATCTCGGTCAGACTTATCTATGTATGAATAACTGGCCGAAGGCGATTGAGACTCTTCTGAAGCGTATTTCTCTGAAGGGCTGGGAGGAAGAGCTCTATATGGCCTATATCTACCTCGGAGACTGCTACAAGTCAAATGGCGAGATTGAAAAGGCACTCTGCGCATGGATGGATGCTTGGCAAGTTCGTCAGCACCGTACGGAGGCTGCACTTCGTCTTGTTACCCATTATCGCTGCCAGTCAGATAAGCAGTTCATCGCCATGACATTCATGGACCGCATTCTTTCTCTACAGCTTGGCGTCACACTCGATGGGTACGATGCAAAGCGCTGTGGCAAGAATGAGGATGTTCTATTTGTCAGCAAGCGAGATATGGAGTACACTCTCTGGGAGGAGCTCATGATTCTAAGTTTTTACACACGGCATGGAAAGGCCGCTTATATTCTCTTCGACCAGCTTGATCTAAACAATAGCCTGAACTGGCATGAGTTCAATGGACTCTTTGGTCATCTCCGTTGGTATGACTGGCTCATCAAGCCTCGCAAGCATATCCGCCTCGACATTCCTACGGAAAAGATGCCGTGGGCGAAGGAAGAGCATGCGACATGCTGGCAGCCCTTCAATCCATCAGTTCGCCAGAATCAGAATGGCTCAGGTTATCTCCTCAATCTCCGCTGCTCCAACTATTTCACGAAGGAGGCTAAGGTATATGACTACCGTGCATTCTTTGGTCAAGTACTCACGCGTAATGCACTCCTAGAGGTCGACAAGCATGGACATTGGCTGAACCCCACGTCTATCAAGGAGATTAAGATTGATCCGAAGTTCAAGCAGAAGGAGGAACATTATATCCGCGGAATCGAGGATTGTCGTCTCGTCGTCGGCACGGACGCCCATGAGTATCTCGGAACCTCACAGTCCTATTCGCAGACGGGAACGAACCGTATCTTCCATGTCTACAAAGACCATGCAGAGACAACCTGGAGTCTGAAGGAACTGCCTCTTCCGCCTGGAGTAAACCCTGGTGAAACGCAGAAGAACTGGCTCGGTTTCCGTCATAATGGTGAGCTGCGGTACATCTTCTCTTACAACCCCTTCCGCATTTATGATGAGACGGGTACGCTGAAGGTTGAGCACAGATGGTCTGCACCCTTCGAGTTGAAGGAGTACCGTGGATCTGCAGGGCCGGTTCCTTGGTCATCGACGGCCTATCCTAAGGAGCGCTACCTCATCGCAATGCACAAGGTGTATATCGGCGACGACGGCCGGCGCTACTACCACCGCTTCATGACGCTGGATGAGAATCTGAAGCCGTCGCGTATCTCATGCCTTCTCCGTTTTTCGGATGAGCGCGTCGAGTACTGGAGCGGCATGTGCCAGAGTATCGAGAAGGATTCATACTGGATAACCTACGGAACAAAGGACTGCGAGGCCTTTATTGCGGAAATGCTGAACGAGCACGTTGAGAAGTATCTTTTCTATGATGTGCAGGCGGGGAGCACGGTACCCTATCCTAAGCGCTTTGAAGCTATTTCATAAGCTCATGTTAAAATAGTAAATGCCTCACTAAGTAGTCGCAACGTTAAAAAATAAGGAAGCCAACAGCTTCCTTATTTTTTAACTTAGACGGAACTTTACTTTCCTTTATTTAATGGCCAATAGTTAATGTGCGTACACATGAATTTTGTGTAATGCATAGAGTGGTAGAGTTAATCATACTTATTGCGTTAGGATTGTTAAACTCAGAAACTCTCTTACTTCCATCGCGTGTATCAGCAGTACCATCTCCTGCGATTGTAGACACAGCCCCTGTTGATATTATAACCATACGGATTCTTTGATTGTTTGTATCTACTACATATAAAGTGTCTGTTCCATCATATACAATGCCACTTGGAGAACTAAACAGTGCCGCTGCTCCAACCCCATCTGCATATCCAGCAGTGCCGCTGCCAGCAATAACAGTAAATGCGGTTGTTGCAATATTGATACTTACTACCCTATGTGCATCAGTTATATACACGATTCCATTTGTTCTATCACATGTTATACCACCTGGCATACCCGATACCGCATTAACAGTACCTATTGGAGTTATAGTTTCAGCAGCCCTGTCAAGGTAACGTATATCATTAGAAAACAAATCTGTCACAATAAAGTTATCAGATGCATCAGCTGCTATTGAACCTGGAACAAACGATAACCCTGACCAAACCGTTTGTACAACTGCAGTTGATATTGTTATTGCGCGAATACTGGCAATACCAGTATCTGATATATATAATATGGTACCATCTGCACTGAGAGTAATACCCAATGACCCATTAAATCTAGCATTTAAACCTGGCCCGTCGTTAGGAGGTGAATATTCAGTCGTTGAACCTGCATACAATGTTACATAATATGGTAGGCCTGATGTAGCACTATCTATAAAACGAACATGAGCGCACTGCGAAGATGGGTCTGGATGAGACTCTTCTAACACGTACATCGTTCCATCAGATAATGCAGCAATACCATGTATGTTTTCAAACCTCGCCCCCACCCCCTGCCCCTCAGCAGTACCTGTGGAATAGGGGCTGCCCGCAACTGTTGTAGTGGTAGTGCGAAACGGAATCGGAAGAGAAGGTGCTTCGATTAGTTGAACATAAACCTGAATAAAGTTTTGATCCTGTTGCGAGGATACATTTAAATAACTTTCTGCACGGAATGTTACATTTATATATTCTCCAGCTGTTATATATAACATTGAAACAACACTACTGCCAGAACAGCCACCGCCTGTAGATGTAGCCGCCGTGTAATCATACGAACCGCCTGATGCAGGGCGATACGATATCCAAAGAGCTCCAGCGCCAGCTAGAAAGTTACAGGTCGAGCCTCCAGTTGTTACCGTTATACTGTATAACCCTGTAATCGTGACAATAAACTGACCATCAAGGCCTGGTGTTAGATATACGCATCCATCGTAATAAATATCTTGTGCAGAAGAATAAAAGTTGTTCAAAGGGACAGGTGCGTTGTAATATCCACCGTAATATTGAAAACCTGCACGAGCGTTCCATAAGGATACAATCGGAGCCATTCCTCCACCGCCACCACTTGAAGGTCCTGTCGGTCCCGTCGGCCCACCAGGGTCGCCACGTGGTCCAGTCGCGCCTGTATTAGTTGCCGAGCCAGCGGGGCCAGGCGGTCCAGTTGCACCTGTATTCACTGCAGAACCAGGGATTCCACGAACTGCATAACTGTTATGATATGTACTTAGGGGTATACCAGAAAATGTGTTAGATATTATAGTTCCTACAAGCCGATGCCCTGGATTGAGATACGTGTATGAACTTACCTGAAATGAAAGGATATTTGTCAAACTTCCATCGAGATAGGTTGAAAATACAACACCACCACTAATCAAAGCTGCTAGCTCACTAAACCAGTTTATTGTTGAAAGATTTTTACTGTCTATGTTATTAAATGTCGCAGTTACACTTCCTGTAGCGGGAGTATTTAGTTGAATGTTAAAGAAATAAGAACTACTTGCAGATGTATCTGTTGCATAATACCACGTGTGGTCACCTCCTACTGCAATACCAACCGGTCCTGTACTACCCTGTAGACCTGTGGGACCAATAGAGCCTACAGAACCAGTAGGGCCTGTAGCGCCCCGCGCGCCTGTTACACCAGTTGCTCCTGTATTTACCGCCGTTCCAGCGACACCCTGAGGACCTGTCCTACCTGTTGGACCAGTTGGTCCCGTGGCACCTGTGTTTGTTGCTGTTCCAGCCACACCCTGTAAACCGGTGGGTCCAGTGAAGCCTGTAGGACCACGCGACCCAGTTGCACCCGTGTTCGTTGCGTCTCCAGGGACACCCTGCATTCCAGTAGGACCAGTAGGTCCAGTCACACCTGTTGCACCTGTGTTTACTGCATCTCCAGGAATACCCTGTTGACCAGTAGGGCCTGTATTTCCAGTAGGGCCTGTAGGGCCTGTAAAACCTGTATTACCCGTATAGCCAGTGTAGCCAGTATAGCCAGTATAGCCTGTAGGGCCAGTCGTACTTGCGGGACCAGTGTATCCAGTCGGCCCTGTTAGACCAACCCCTGGAATGCTGTATGAATAGTTAACTGACTGACCAGATATGAATGAACCAGATGTGCTGACGGTAAAGCCTGTGATTCTATAGTATGGAAGAGGGTATTCTGTGAGAAGTTCAACTTCTGTAACTGTCATATTAATGTATACATCGCCTTGGTATGCGCTAATCAGTACATTCGACGGTATCAAAGCCTGTAGCTGTAGGAACCAAGGTTCATTGACTATTCCAGTAAGATCTATTGCATTTATGTAAAACTGAGTATACTGAGCCGATGGAGATTCCTTGAATATAAATGTATTTCCAGAGAAATAATAATCACCATCATAGTTCCATGTACGAGCATATCCAACACCCCCAGGGCCCGCTATACCAATGCCTGTGAATCCCGTGGGTCCTTGTAACCCTGCCACTCCAGTAGGGCCAGTATTTCCTATATCTCCCTGTGGGCCCTGCCCTGATTGAAGTGTTGCAATCGTGATTCGCGTTAATCCTTCTGGGCCTTGACTGTTATTACTGTTAATTAACTGGTATGGGAAATATACATCATAATGTACTGCATATATTGTAAATGTTTGATTTGGTGCCAGTACAATAACAGCAGAAGAAGCCTGTGGATAGTTATTTGAGTTGGGTGTTAATGAGTTTGTGGATGATGTGAGACCATATTTACCAGTGTATGATGAATCTGAGCCAAGTTGAATCCATGTTGCACGTGGGCAGACTATATTTTCACTTTCTCCTTGCCACATGATTGTCCAGTTTACAAGAAGCTGTAGGGTATTGGCGGATGAGTTTCTAAAAACAGTATTTGATAGATCCATTGTAATACCTGTAGTTCCAACTTGAAACGCGCCAAGCCGGTCAAATATTACTATTTGCGGGGCATAATAGTATAATGACTGAGATACAGATGATGTTCTTGAATAAATAGATGACACGCCAGAAGGGCCAGTAGGGCCGCGCATTCCAGTCGAGCCAGTTCTACCCATTAAACCGGTGCTACCTTGGGGCCCTGTTGCACCTGTATTTGTCGCGTTACCAGGGAGGCCCTGTTGACCTGTAGGGCCAGTGTAACCTGTAGAGCCTGTAGCACCTGTAAGTGTAGCATCACCAGGTACTCCTTGGAGACCAGTAGGTCCTGCTATTCCTCTAGGGCCTGTTACACCTGTCGCACCAGTATTTGTTGCGGTACCAGCAGGGCCAGCAGGGCCCTCTGCATAGTCGAGCTGCGTAATGCTCAGGTGAGTACCACCTTCACCGCCGGCAAGATCATATTCGCTATATCCTATAACAGAAAAATAGCCCCCTGGTAATAAATATACGCTGCTGGATGATGATCCTACGTTCATCCCTGAACTAGGAACAATAAGGTTTTGACCTGATTGTATGATTGAACCCGCATTCTTTGAAATGTAAAACCACACACGACCAAAGTTGTTTCCAGTTAGTGCTACCTGATAACTTACTAATAGATTGAGCGGTATAGCTGAAACATTTGTAAAAACACCAGTTGACCGATTGTAACTAAGAGATGTTATTGTATTGTATGCGTTCAATGGTCCTTGAAATGTGTATGTATTTCCCGCTACATACTGAGTGCCTGAATAATACCAATATGCCGATGGAAGCGCGCCAAACGTAGCAGGGGGGCCCGTATAGCCAGTAGGACCAGCTTCTCCTGCAGGTCCAATATCACCAGGTGTCCCTGCACTACCAGTCGGTCCTGTATATCCTGTCGCTCCTGTATTAGTAGCGATACCCATAGGCCCTGTATTACCAATAGGACCTGTTGCACCTGTCGCACCAGTGTTTGTTGCGGTACCAGCAGGGCCAACAGGACCAGTTGCACCTGTATTAACTGAACTGCCCGCCCTTCCGCTCGAACCAGTGGGACCTATGTGACCTGTGGGACCCGTGTTTCCTGCACCTCCACCAGAACCCGATGAGGCCAATACATGATAGGATGAACCATCCGAATAAAAGGTTACTGAAGAGGCCGTCAAAAGTGAGTAGGGAGTCGTGAGTCCAGTCGTCGTTCCTGTTAGAGTTAGAGACTGTGTGGAGCCAGTCGCGTTGATGAATGTCCACCAGACACCTGTGACCGACGATGAAAGGGGTGGTAGTTTGATTGTAATCGTGCCACTTCCCGTCAACCGATACGTTGTCGCGTAGTAGCTTGTTGGCAGTGTAAGATCCACAGATGAATCTGCGACTGTTTGCGTGATGTAGCGCCATTCCGTAGGGGATTGGAGACGAATATTATTCTTGGCTGTAATCGTAAGATTTGTATAATAATCACTTGATAGGGTGCCTTCTATAGGACTTACTCCTCGTGACGTATAAATATAGTCATTTGCGGGACCCGCAATAAGAACAGTACCATTGCCCGAATAGGCTATATTACTCCATTGTTTATCTCCCGCACTTGTCTGCTGCGTCCACGTGGTCCCAGAATCATTGCTTATATAAATATAACCACCGTATCTTGCAGCTGCTGCTATAGACGATGCATCTGCATTTATTGTTATAGCTGGTATTATAGATGAATTAATATTTGTCCACGAGCCACCAAAATTACGGCTTTTATAGATACCACTGCTACCTGATGCAATAGTGATCCAATAATCATATGACATTTTAATATCATACCATGTTGCATTCGGTGCAGATGCCTGTGTCCATGTAGAACCAGAATTAGTACTGTAATAAATGTATCCTGTTGTAGATAAATAATAGTTTCCAGTTGTCGCAACTATATATTTTTGAACACCCCTACTAGAGCATGCAACCCCTGACCACATTTGAGATGAAGCACGTTGTGTCCAAGTTGCTCCATAGTCAGAACTTGTATAAATAAATCCAGGCACTTGTGCATAGACTTGCTGTGTTTGTGTAGCAACTAGGAATGAACCATCTGAAGAAGATGCAATAGACGTCCAGTATGTGCTTGGCGACCCTGATTGCGTCCATGTAACTCCATAATCACTACTTGTATAAATGTATCCTGCAGAGTTCCCTTGAGGATCACCCGCGCATGCTGCAACATATTTACCATCATAAGAGCATGCTATACTTCTACTGGTTCCACCACTATAGCCTGTTTGCACCCATGTTATTCCAAAGTTAGTGCTTTTGTAAAGAATAGAATTATAGAATGCAAATATATTTGTACCATCGTAAGATGAAGTAATAGCTGTCCAAACTCTGCTACCTGAACCTATTTGCGGTATCAATGTAGTGCCGGCAAGATACGTTGGTTGATATTTATACAGAAAAGAGTAGTTTGCTGCAGCATAAAGTTGTTTACCATCGCCAGAATACGATATAACAATCCAATCTGTATAGGGCGACTTAAGTTGTCTCCATGTAACTCCAGAATCATCACTTCTGTAAATATAACCAGCATATCCTGTAACTACTAAATGTACTCCATCTGCAGACATTGAGCCGCATAAACCAACGGTTAGTCCATATATACTAGTCCAAGTACTACCGAAGTTAGTACTTAAATATACAGCATCTCCGCCTGCAAGTAACTTTGAACCATCGGCTGAAGATGTAATCCATTGCCATGCTACATATGGCGCACTTGTTTGCGTCCATGTCACACCTGAATTACTACTCACATAAATGTATCCTGGTGCATTGATATTAGATGTGGCGGCTAAATATATTCCATTAGACGAAGAAGTAACCTTGCGCCATCTTTGTGATAAAGCACGTGGTGTCCATGTTACTCCATAATCAGTACTTGTATAAATATATCCGTTAATGTCAGTAATAACTATCTTTGAACCATCAGAAGAACATGCTACACCTTGAAAATATGTATCTGGCAAACCCGTTGACGGCGTCCATGTAGTTCCATAGTCACTGCTCGTATAAATATTTGGAGATGCCCCAGATAATACAACAAAACTACCATCATATGAACATGCTACACTTATACCATTACCTGTTGTCAATATACTGGGGTATAAATTTACCCATGAAAGCCCAGAGTTAGTAGTTCTATGCAAGCATACATTGCTATTGTTATTTCCCCCAAATATATATACTATTGCACCATCATATGAGGAAGCCATGCAGGTCCAAGGCTCTTGATTTGGAATAGGAATAGCTAAGCTTGTTAATGCTGTAAAATCGTTGGTGACCGGTGTACCAGTTGCATTATTCGTGATATTAATATCGGTATCTACAGAGAAAGTTGTGCCGTCATATGTAAGATTCGCCTGACCATACACACCAATATCACCATTTGCAGTGAGAATATTTGTTGTGCCGCTAGCACCTGTGATGTTAAAATAGGCTGGACCAGTTGCACCCGTGTTCACGGCAGTTCCTGGAATGCCTTGCGGTCCCGTTGGACCTGTTGCCATAGGGCCTGTGTCACCCGTTGCACCGGTAGCGCCCGTGTTTGTAGCTGTGCCGGCCACACCCTGCGGACCTGTAGGGCCTGTGTCACCCGTTGCACCGGTAGCGCCCGTGTTTGTAGCTGTGCCGGCCACACCCTGCGGACCTGTAGGGCCTGTAGGGCCCGTAGTGCCCGTGTTACCCGTGCTGCCCGTGTTTCCCGTGACACCTGTTGGACCAGTTCCTAGAGGACCCGTGCTGCCCGTGTTTCCCGTTGGACCTGTTGCACCGGTTACACCAGTGGCGCCTGTAGGTCCCGTATCACCGGTCGACCCTTGATCTCCAATCGGACCGACTTGGCCTGGCTGACCTTCATCACCCTGCGGGCCTGCACACCCAGTTGAACCCGTTGGTCCTGTGGGGCCATTCATTCCCTGGATTCCCTGAAATCCTCTCTGACCATCCTGACCTGTACAGCCGCGAATGCCCTGTGGACCTGTTGCGCCTGTAAATCCTGTTGCACCTGTGACACCTGAAGGTCCTATCGGTCCACCCGCAGGTCCAGTCGCACCCGTCGCACCCGTGTTTACCGCAGTGCCGGCGATACCCTGCGGGCCTGTGAATCCCGTCGGCCCTCGCGACCCTACAACTCCCTGTAATCCCGTAAAACCTCTAGGACCTATATCGCCAGTAGGGCCAACGCTACCAGTAGGACCGATGTTACCAGTAGGACCTGTGTCGCCTGTAGCGCCTATATCACCTGTATCTCCCGTGTAACCTGTATCACCTATATATCCAGTAGGGCCGATGGCGCCAGTTGGACCTGTAGCTCCTGTATCGCCTGTCGCCATTGGACCCGTATCACCTGTAGGACCTATATAACCCGTATCACCTGTAGGGCCAACTGGCCCACCAGCAGGTCCAGTAGGGCCAGTAGAACCCGTATTTGTCGCCGTACCTGGAAGACCCTGTTGTCCTGTAGGGCCTGTGAATCCCGTAGGTCCAACTCTTCCCTGCGGCCCTGTAAGACCTTGACGACCAGCCGCTCCAGTAGTACCCGTAACTCCTGTTGGGCCTGTATCACCCCTATCACCTTGCAATCCCTGAAAGCCCTGCAGTCCTCGAGCACCCGTAGGTCCTGTCGCGCCTGTATTTGCAGCATTACCTGGTGTTCCTTGTAAACCAGTAGCACCAGTAGCACCTGTAGGACCCATCAAACCCATGTCACCTTGAAAACCGGCAGGACCTGGTTGGCCTTCAGGTCCCGTCGGTCCAGCACATCCATCTTGTCCTGTTGGACCAGTTGCACCCGTATTCGCTGCATCTCCGCCAGGACCCGTATATCCTGTAGGTCCTGTGTCGCCTTTTTCACCAGTTGCGCCCGTATTTGTTGCTGTTCCAGCAACACCCTGCATACCTGTAGGTCCAGTACAACCTACTGGGCCTTGGTCGCCCCTCGGTCCAGCCGCACCCTGGCGACCAGTCGGTCCAAACTTACCTGTTGGACCTGTTGGACCAGTATATCCTGTTGGACCAGTTGCGCCCGTGTTTGTCGCCTGTCCGCCAGGACCTGTTGGTCCTGTATAACCAGTATTGCCAGTAGGTCCTGTCCTACCTGTATTACCAGTAGGTCCTGTATTACCAGTAGGGCCTGTCATACCAGTAGGGCCTGTAGGACCAGTAGCACCTGTATTTGTTGCGTCACCTGGTATACCCATAGGGCCTGTGTCGCCTGTAGGGCCTGTGTCGCCTGTAGGACCTGTATCACCTGTAGGTCCTGTCTCACCGGTAGGGCCTGTCTCACCAGTAGGGCCAGTATAACCAGTAGGACCTGTCTCACCGGTAGGTCCTGTCTCACCGATAGAACCAGTATTGCCTGTAGGGCCATAACCAGTAGGACCTGTCTCACCTGTAGGGCCAGTATCACCTGTGTCGCCTGTGTCGCCTGTAGGGCCTGTGTTACCGGTATAACCAGTTGCACCTGTATTTGATGCCTCTCCGCCAGGACCAGTAGGACCAGTATAACCAGTAGGACCTGTGTCACCGGTAGGGCCTGTATCACCAGTAGGACCAGTATCACCAGTACAACCAGTAGGGCCTGTTTCACCAGTATAACCAGTTGCACCTGTATTTGATGCCTCTCCGCCAGGACCAGTAGGACCTGTGTTACCAGTAGGACCCGTGTCACCAGTATCACCAGTTGGACCAGTGTAACCAGTAGGACCCGTAGGACCTGTGTTACCAGTAGGACCCGTGTCACCAGTATCACCAGTTGGACCTGTAGCTCCTGTATCGCCTGTCGCCATTGGACCAGTATCACCTGTGTCACCAGTCGGTCCAGTGTCACCAGTCGGTCCAGTCTCACCCGTAGGACCTGTGTTACCAGTAGGACCCGTGTCTCCAGTATCACCAGTTGGACCAGTGTAACCAGTAGGACCCATAGGACCTGTGTTACCAGTAGGACCCGTGTCTCCAGTATCACCAGTTGGACCAGTGTAACCAGTAGGACCCGTAGGACCTGTTGTACCCGTTGCTCCATTAAATGTAAGTATTCCGAATTCTATATTGTTAATCTGAGATACAACTTGAAAAGGTACTAATATATGTAATCCGAGTCCTACATTCCGCAGTACAGATCGGACAACTATATCATCTACATAATATTTTACATAGATGCCGTCATATACAATTCTAAATCGAGTTGATGTTGTATATGAGGTGCCTGTGTATACTGGACTAACATTGCTTTCATATATATAGTATATATTAACGTCAAAATAAAATCCATAGTTAATATCTGTATAATCCCCACTTGACGGAATCTCGGAAAATCCACACATGCATGATCCACTGGTTTGACCCGCGGTTGCTGTTAAATAGACTCCAGTTGTATATGCTTCTGTGGAAAATGCAAATTGTGCACCTCCCCAACCTCCACTCGCTGTTGATACTAGACTGCTAGGATTAGAAGAAATAACGGTTACATTTGTTGTATTCCATGTTATATTCTGCGGATTATACATATATCCACACGGTCCTGTTGCACCAGTAGTACCAGTAGGACCAGTATCGCCAGTAGGACCAGTATCGCCAGTAGGACCAGTGCTCATGCTGTCCGGTTTCTATATAAGAAACTCAAAAAACAGGCGACGCTTTTTCACACGCTTAGTTAATGGATCCCCGCATTCTCCGAATAAAAACAACAGATGATATGCTTACTATTCTGCGTGAAAAGGGGAGGCCTCTATCAACATTCCATGCAGGGAATACCATTCATGTATGGAATAAAATGAATAAAGGATACACGTATCAACTTCAAGAGGAGCCGGGACAGGGGCTTGATAGTGCTCTACAGGTCTATGCAGATCCTGGAACAATGTTATCATTGGGTGTATTCGAAGGTAAATATCTAAATGATTGTATTCTCGAGTTCCCTGCGGAATGGTTTCTACATGCGATTGCCCTTGAGAAGTTGCGGCCAACTGGTCCGACAGTTGACGTGAACTTCTTTCAGGCCGATTCGCGGCAGCCCCTTTCAGAATGGAAGAGAAAGGGCTGGGTGCCAGGTGGCGCCAAAAAGAATATCCTCTCCGATTCCACCAAAAATCCGGATGAACGTGGGTGGTTCCAATGGTACTGCCGATACTGGATGGGTAGACGTATACCCGAGCTAGATGCCGTGCAGATTGCACGGTGGAGCGCCTTTTCTCGCCACGCCGGTCAGATACGAGCGAACTGTCGGCGTGGTGATTTGAAATGCCGTCCTCGGCAACGTCAAGCGCTTTTACAGTGGGCTTGGAATCCTTTTATCTAAATAGGATGAAGCATGTTGCATTTGATTTAGACAGCACTCTTGGATACTTTTATGTAGTCAACGTGCTGGCTCTTTTCTGGAGCCCAGAGTTTCTAAACACTCGATGGCAAACTCATTTCACGGGTCCAAGGCCTATTTCCGCGCGACTAACTGCAAAGCTACGGCAAACACGATTCCTCTTTTACAGATATTTACTGAATGAACCAGCCCTTCTGAAAAAGATACTCCGTCCAAATCTGGATGAGATGATTCTACCACTCATTGAACAGCGGCATCGCGGTGAGCTAGGGGCAGTCATTATCTATTCGAACTCGCCGGTCTATGTTTCACTCGAGTTAGCGAAATACATTATTGAACATCGGTACGGTGCGCCAAACCTCTTCTGCTGTCTTGCCGATGCCTTTCATCCTCTTCGAGGTGTAGACCATGGAGGGTGGAGAAATGCTGAGCAGTATACGGAACCCATCAAAACATTTGACGGCGCGGCAACTCTTATACAGAAGGTGTGCAAGTGGCCTACTATTCGTCCTCGTGACCTTATCTTTGTTGATGACCGTGCTGAGAGGCATCAGATTGAAGATGCAGTCCCCGAAGGGCTCACCTATATTCAACCTATTGCATATGTCTCTCGATTCACAGCTACTCAGAAACAGCGGCTTTTTATGCTTGCTCTACAGGCGATGAACTCGAGCGCCCTTTTACAGGATGATGAGTATCTTGATTCACCCTTCTGCAATCGGCGGATTGGAACGATGCACGCAACACGGATATCGATTCACGGGTTTGAAGATTTGTTCCAGCACGTGTGGGATGCGATGGAAGAAATCAATGAAGATGCGCGGGCCGTGTGGCCTGAGAATGGAAAGATTCGTGCGGCTTTAGAAAAAGCGCTTTCGGATGGCAAACACCAGCGTTAACAGAACGCCACCCCACAGAGAATCGGCGACTGCCATGCGCCAGTCATAGCGCTTGAACAGGGCGAGATTTGTGAAATCATAGACAGCATAGACGCAGAGTCCGAGAAGAAAGGCGGACTGATACGATGTAGGAATCGTCGCCAGATATCCAAGTGCGAGATAGACTACGAGTGCTGGTACTATACGAGGTGTGGATGGTGAGCCCTGAATAGAGCGCACCATCGACATAAAAGACGGGCCAGTCAAGGTCAGCCAGGCGAGGTCAACAACAAAGACCGCTATGGATAAAAGAAGAACCGTTTGGAGATTCATTACAGGTGCGTTAGATTTCTATTGGATGAGAACATATTGACATATAGGATGAACTCGGAGACAATGCGCCTTGAAGGGTTCAGTGAGAATCTGAAAGGACGTATGCTCTATATTGTTGGCGGAACAATGGAGCAGCAGAAATACTTGCTGAGCACCCGGATGGGGATTCTAGAAACAGAAATAGCCCATCGGGGACGCAAAGTGCTTGTCTGGCAGCATTCATCCGCACCACCGAAGTGGTTTCTTCTAAAGGGTGGTGATGCCATCTTTCATATCCGCGATGCAAATGATCTTCGCCTTGCACTCACCTACATTCAACATGCAGTGCGCCCTGTACGTGTAACATGGGGAGGTACCGAGCCTGCTGCCAACGTGTTGTCTATGTTAGGAAAGATTGACGGGCTTAGTTTAATTGGCTTCGGTTCAGTTGCACCCGCAGCTGCGGATTGGAATGCAATCTTCTGGCATACGGCGGCCACGATTGAAACGGTCGAGCCGGGTATTGTTGCTCGCATGGGAACCGGAGTTTCTCTTCGGTCTGTTCTGAAGGAGCTCCATGGCTCGGAAGTTGCACTTGTCTGGTCCAACATTGGTGAATCGGACAAACGCGGAAGTTTGTATTGGTATGATCCTTCGGAGGGGGCGGTCACGGGAGCTATCCTAGACCGTCATGAATCTGCCGAGTTGCTGCGAGCTGTGGCTGATTCATTGGTGGCTGGACAATGATTTATTTATCTGTCCTTAGTATACAATGAAGGGCTTCCAGATGTTTGTAGCCACGATGCTCTTTTACGTCGCCTTATCATACGTTCTGATGCCGGCTGCATTCTACTACTTCGGCAACCGTACTCTTATGGCGGCAGGAAACGGATTCATAGTAGGAAGCGTTATCTCCGTAGTGATGTGGCTATCTTTTCGGTCTCAAATAGTATAGATTGCATAGCAATCGTAACTACTTCACCTTCAGTGAAACAGCTTGCGGCGACCTAGTCGCCCGTCGCTATTTCTAATGAAACAGCTTGCGGCGACCTAGTCGCCCGTCGCTATTTCTAATGAAACAGCTTGCGGCGACCTAGTCGCCCGTCGCTATTTCTAATGAAACAGCTTGAATGTGCCACGCTTGGCCTTGTAGCCCGCCTTGTGCAGGCGAGACAGCGCCTTCTTGCCCAGCGTGTGCTTCTTCTTGGATACGATGCGCCCCTTACGCGTCTTCATCAGATCCTTGCGCTCGAGGCCACCGCTCGTATGCTTGGCCGTGCCGTGCCACACCTGCGCCTTCGAGCCCACCGTCATAGAGGCCGTCGCCGCCTTGCGCGCCACCTTACGCGTCGCGCGACGCGTCGCACGACGCTTGCTGAGGAAACGTCCGCGTCTGTTGCGTCCGAACACAGTTCCACCGCCGTCCATTGTAATCTATTGAGGGACACTATTTTTTTGCAAGGCTCTCTATAATCTTGTCTGCAAGAGTAGCCATTATTTTTAAATCATAGATACCGGCAAAATGGATAAGAAAATCGCCCGGGGCCCAAAGAGGTTGACCGGGTAATCCCTGTAAATACGCATTGATAAGCTTGTGATTTGCGGAAATCTCTGTGTGATTTAAATCATTTTTATTGACTTCGAGAAGCTTTATAATCGCGGCATTCTCCCACCATATGTGATAGGTCAAATCAGTCTGCTGACCCACGCGCTCCCAGAATCCACGAAGCCAAGGGCCATTTCTCATAAGCATATTACCCGAGTTCAGATGCCCACATGCATCAATGGTAATCATAAGGTCTTTTCCGGAGGGCAACATGCGTTCAAAAAGATCGGATACCTTGATTTCAGGATTTGTAATCAAGACATCCGAATCGGAGAGCCATACCAACGCTCCATCCGGTTTTGTTTGTAGAAAAGAAAGAACAAAACTCACCTTTGACCACGGAATGGGTCGTGTCCTATCCCAGAACTCTTCACCGCCTTGAATGTATGTATACCCATGTTTCTCTGCATACGTACGCTTAGATGTAAGGCATTTGTCCAGAGCTTTACGGTAATCGTCACCTATGGTAAGAGTGAGTATCGTGACCATTACGTAAGAGAAGTGTCGTTCTTTAAAGCGGCGCCGCCGGGTAAATTTGAAGCGGTAACTTAACTGCCGCTCATCCACAATGCCCTTTGAATACACTAAGAATGCTAACGGAGAGTTTATCTGCCCCCATTGCGACCAGACAAAGAAGAATCAAAATACGATGCACTATCATCTCAAGAAGCATGCAGGGAACTTCGAGCACAACTGTAAGGACTGTGGAGCGAAGTTTCTCCATGCCATCCAGCTCAAGAATCACATTCTATCGAAGCACACTACAGATACGGTACGGAAACTCAAGTGTCCTCACCCAGACTGTGCGTTTGAGACTCTTACCAAGTCAAATCGGCTCATCCATTACCTCCGCAAGCATTGCGAAGAGGAGGTAAGGAAGATTATACGGATGACGAAGGGCGACAATGCAACGACATACGCGTGCACTGTCTGCAATGATGTTTGTGTTTCAAACACATCCTTCTGTTATCACGCGAAGGGATGCTTGCAGATTACGGATGCTGCCAAGCAACGTGAGATGGCGAGCATTATTTAGAATCGCTCGGTTTGGTAAATGTCTCGGAGAGAATCACCAGATTATAGAGGTGATATCCGAGGGCACTGAATCCGAGTAGAAGAAGCATCTCATAAAAGGGACGTTCAGTCTTTTTTCCATGGTATCCAATCCATAGAACAAGAGGGGCTACGAGGAACATGTGGATAAGGTTAATCCAGATCGCATTTGACTTGGCGAAGTAACGAACCACCGCCTTGAAACCGTGATACGCTAGGATGACAATACCGAGGGCAAACAGAACATTATAGACCGCCTCGGGAGTAGCGGCACGACTGAACCCCACATACAGAAAGAGCGGGACAACTGCGGCAATGTGAAACACTGCGAGAAGAAGATGATGATCCATTATAAATGGCTCAGCTTTTTTAGAAGTGGCACTAACATTTTCTCGGCTTGTTCAAGCGCCCCTTCCATCCATGCCTGCCGGATTGAAAAGCTCTCACCACAGAGATATAGACTCGGCATTGTATCCGGAAGAGGATGAATGGATTTGGCACTTTCCTTGTAGGGGTTGTAGTGTCCAGGGAGCCAATACGTGGTTCCTTCTTTCCATGAATGCGCCTTGTAGAGAAGAGGAGTCGGAATCTTCGGATCAAACAGGCCACGAAGATCCTTCAGTAGAAACTCACCCGTCTTCTTCTCTCCGTGATCCTCAATCATTTTCATCAGTGGCCTTGCATCCTGTGAATCCGTATACGAAATCTGGCAAGTTCCTTGCGCCGGATTGCCAGGAATCATATAACGTACCGGAGTATCCGTAACAGTTACACCTAGATTCTCATACCACATCGGCTTCGTAATCGGAAACACTGCATATAACCGAAGAAGAGGAGCCATTTGCAGGTGTTTCAGAACAGGGAGCTGGAGACCCTTGATGCGGGCAATGGCCGCGGAGGGTACGGCGCAGACAATCGTCGATGCAGTCACTGCCTTTTCTTCACGGGATGGACCTTCTGATGGAGGACCCACTCTGAATACAACACGATGGTCGGAAACTTCCACGGCTTCGTGATGCGGAAAGACAGTTCCACCGCGTTTCACAAAATCGGCGCGCATGCATTCAATCAACTTCGATAGACCCTCCACACAGATTCCATATCCTTCATGCGATCCCATCTCTCCGCGAAAGACATCGAGGGCGAGATCGGCACGGAGAAGGTCGACCTCGGCACGATACGGAAAGCGCGTTAGATACGCTTCAGTTGCAGCGGCACCGTGGATTTTTATCAGTAGTTTCTTTATCGTCGAGTTTGCGAGTTCTTCGGATGGCAACGAGCCAAGCGTATCAATCATAACAGGGATAGCGGGCTCAAACGTGTCGGGTTCTAGTGGACTGCTATAGGTTGACTTGTACAGTACTTTAGAACCAATCGGGGCAAAGGTGAGCCCATATCGTTTTATCAGCGACAGAAGAATCGTATGGTGTGTCGAGATACGACCGGCACCTTCTTCCCATTGAACAGGGTGTCCATCGGCCGTGCCGTGGAACGTGAAGCTGCGCCCTCCGAGAAACTTGTACTTTTCATAAACGGCCACGCGCATTTTCGGATACTTTTTCAGGATTTCTACGGCTGTATGTAGGCCCGAGATTCCGGAGCCTATAATAACTACGTCGTAGTCCATGCCCTAAAGATAAATGCCATTTTTATATTAAAAATATCATTTATTTTCGACCGGTTTCTCAACAGGAAATGGAGCAGAAACAAGTTTCTGCAGGGGCTTCAAATAGACAGCAACTATGCCAACAGTAACAAGTGCTGCTATTACGACTAAAAGCTGATTCTTCTTCTCAAAGAGCATACTATATAGTAGTGTTATTCCTTCCAGGCCTCATACAGAATCTTCGCCCAGCGAATCACATCATCCGTTGAACTCGACTGAACCTTTCCAAGAATCTTATTGTCCGCAACGGCAATGAAGGTAGGAATCGAGCGAACGCCGCAGAAACCAGGTGTATAGTTATTCTGATCAATATCACACTTGAGCCACTCAATCTGCGGTACCTCCGCAATCAGACGTTCACCATCGAGGCGTTGGCAGGGTCCGCACCAGCCCGCACTGAACCAGATAATAATGAATGGCGCAATAACATCGCCGGGCTCTAACGGAGAACGACCAATCATCTTCTCAAAATCAATATGCGATATAAGAAGCTTCATTCTGATGTGTAGGCCTTTACTCTTTTGACCGGAGGAACGCAAGTCCTCCGCCTGTCGCAGCAACGATCGTGAGTAGACCGACAAACAATCCAGCAGCGAGCCCATCATCTACCTCTTTTCCGCCACCAACCTGTTCGATTGCAGGAGGTTTGAGAGAGTTTGCAACGTCACTGAGAGAAGGTACTCCACCACCCATATGAGGTAACATTGATGCAGCACTAGCTGTACTAGGTACTAACGATGTAGGTAATGCTGAACCCATACCAGGTATTAACGATGTAGGTAATCCTGTCATGCCCGCGACTGCTGACATAAACCCACCCTGGCCTATACCCATCATTGCCAGAATGGGTGTAAATACAGCCGCGCTTCCAAGAATCCAGTTAAATGGGCCACGAAGCGGCCCTGCAACAGAATCGGGTAACTTACTCAAAACAAACAAGAAGAACACTGCACCCGCGCTAACTAAATAAATAAATCTGTAGAAATCAAATATTCCCGAAATATTTCCATTAGGAAAGGCGGTATTTATACCAAAGAACCTTAATAATGCATCTGGAACAAATGGAACCTTAAATCCATCGCTAAAGTTTGGACTCAAAAGAGGAAAACTCTGCAGAATATCAAAGGTAAACCATGGAGCCAAATAGAAAAACCAGATAAGAATAGATTTGTTTCCTGACGGAATCAGCCCAGCCAACTGCTCCGCATAGATCACGCATGCAATATTTGTAAGAAACTTAAGAACAGCGAGAACATAGTTACCCGTTACTGCATGATTCATACCTGTAAATCCAGTCACCACAGTAACTATAAATAGAAGGGGTTCTGGCAATGGCAAAGCTGCATTTTGTAATGTACCTAATATCGCGGCCATCTCTGACACTACCTCTTATGATTCTTGAGATGATTCTTACGTCACATGTTTAACTTAAGGAAGCCCAATGGGCTTGTTCAAGTTAAACTATTTGATATCAATGTGACCGTATTAAATCGTAAATAGAAGACCCCCAAATCCATTCACAACTCGCAACACATTGTGGTTCCGAGCGTAGACACGCGCTCTAGCATTTCCACGTGGAGGAGAGTACTGCGGTGTTCCAGCTGCCGCCGTAGAGTCGGGCTCCATTGTCAACTGTAGAACCATATTATCAATCCGACTCGCGTTCAACGATCCAGTCGGCTGAAAATCCTCTGGCCGGAGAGAAAAACTGTAGACATAGACATATGTTTGGAGAGGAACGTTCGTATGATATTGGTAAGGCTGTACGAGACGGAAATAGTTAGCATCACGCTCTTCAAAACGGTCATATCCATCGACCTGAATCTTTGCAGAGGCTAGCATATTTCTTGCAATCGCTTGGTCACTTGAGGTGACAGAGCTGAAGTTAAACCACTCGTGATTTGTTACCATGATATCGCGTTGAACAAACCAGATAAGCTCACGAATAGGATGATTAAACTCGAGGCGAATATTTGATTGAAGGGCATCCTTCGGAATAGAAATAGGCATCGTGTACTGAATCTGCTCAATCAGATACTCGTGGGAGTTGGCAACAAATCGCCGCCGTTCCTCCGTATCTAAATACATGTAATCTCCCCATACGGATATATCACCCAGTGATACCTTGTTAACCTGTAGTGAGCCACATACACTCGCTAGAGATGATGAAATATAAAAGAGTTCTTGCAGGGCCCGAAGCTTGATATTCAGCCGGATAGGATGATACTGAAGTGCGAGAAGAGGAAGATACTGGCCCGGATTACGATTGAACCAGAACTGTAGCGGAACATAGACCTTGAATGCCGGATCGGAACTTTGCGGCTCGTTGAGACCCTCCACGCGTCCAACCATAATGTTATATGCAGCCTTCTGGCCAGTAGGAATCGTTAGTTGATTCCATACTTCCATCCATTCTCCGGTTTGTTTATCAATCTCTTGCTCACCGATTTCGATAGAGATTTCTTCAATAAGTGCATGCCCAACCGAGTTTACATAAGGGACAACTTCTCCCGTAGTAAGTGTAAGCGTCGGAAGATTGATTTCAAGCAACATGGGGCCGAGCAGATCCCCACGGCGCGGGATCAGGCACGTCATCCTCTTTCCGAAATCGGGGGTGCCGTCAAAATATAGACGCTGTGACTCAATCGCAAAGTTCGTATACCGACGATATACCATCTTAAACCACGTGACTTGAGGGTTTCCGGTTAAAAACACATCCTGTTTTCCCTGTGCCACCAGTTGGAGTAATCCACCACCACCAGGCATTCTAACAGAACGCTACAAAGGAGTATTAAGCCCTCGACAAAAGATGTTACCTTCAATGCGGCGGTAGCTTCGCATCTTTAAAATAAACATGCGATGATAGCAGATGAGTCGGAACGAAGAACTTAATATACTTATCCAACAGTCCCTTTATTCACTTAACGCATCGACAGGCAAACCATATATGGCCGACGAGATGCAGGTTGCAGACGGAGAGGGCCAGCGGCGATGGCAAGATGTTTTTCAAACGATTAGCTCTTCATCGGGTGTAACTTCATATCCTATTCCATATCTACCATCAACCCTATTTTACATTCAGTCAACTCAACCTACTGGTCCTACGGGCACTCCTGGTGCTCCTGGTGTCACTGGCCCTACTGGCCCTACAGGCTGCACTGGACCAAGTGGATTAGATAGTACTGTCACCGGTCCTACTGGTTATACAGGTCCCATTGGAACAGGTCCTACCGGGAGAACAGGTCCTACCGGTATAAATGGAGTAACCGGATTTACTGGATCAACTGGGCCTACGGGGCTCGGTAGTACGGGACCCATTGGACCTACCGGGTTTCAAGGACCAACTGGTAGAATAGGACCCACTGGATTTGCAGCAAGCGTGTATGGACTTATTAAAGTTCCGATAGTTGCCGGCAACTTTGTTGGTACATCCGCAAGTGTATCGCTACCAGCCTCATTCGGAACCTATAATGCAGGGTCATCAACGCAATCAAGTGTTGTTATTAACTTAAATGCCGGATATTCCGCAAGCAACTTACCATTTTTTATTGGATCACTCCTCTATTATGCTAATAGTGTCTATAGGTGTATCGACTTAAAATATGGAAGTACCACAAGCACTGGAGTAAATATTGTGATTACTCCCACTGTTTCACCTATGACTCTAACCTTCTCAGAACTTAACCAAACAAACTTTCCAGCTGCTACTAATGACACCTCCGGCTATTGTTTGTATATCATAGTGAATATAATGAACTAAGTTTTGGCTGCTTAAAAATGACAATCGCCGATAATAAAGTAACATCTATTTTTAGTAAATGCCGCTTTCCCCACCGCTTTGTCTCCAAGTATTATATTCACAAGTATTTTCTTATACTACTAATCGCTGGAGAGTTATATTAACCGTCACACCACAGGGGACCGGCAGTGGCGAATATAACGGTCTCAATATTGCAGTTGGTCAGTGGACAAGCAATGCGAGTTATGGCTTTACATTTCAAGTTGTTCAAATCATAACTGTAACAAGACTCTCAGTAGAATGTATACTTGAAGACGTTGGAGGCTATAACTCAGTTATCGATCCCTCTCAAGGAATCGAGGGTGGTGGTCCTAACGTCGGTTATATTGGATACGTCTTTGAGTTAAACTCTAATGGCCTCCCTGTCATTACAGCTCCAACAAACCCTATTACTTCACAATGGGCTATATCCCAGCTCTCACGATTTTTATATTTTAATACTGGTGCTGGAACGTCGAACACGGGTGCTACAGGCGCTGCAGGGACAACGGGTCCTACAGGTGAGAGAGGTCCTGCCGGCCTCGTCAGAAACACTGGTAACACAGGTGGCACAGGTCCCACAGGCCCTACGGGAATACAGGGTATTCCTGGAGACGCAGCAAACACAGGTGCAACGGGTTATACTGGTAGCATGGGCCCTACTGGCTATACGGGCCCTGGTGGCGAGGCCGCAAATACAGGCGCAACAGGTTATACTGGTAACACGGGTGCAACGGGTAAAACTGGTAGCACTGGTGTAACGGGTAACACTGGACCGACGGGCGTCATGGGCCCTACAGGTATAACATTTACCACCCTCTATCTTAAAAATGGTGATGGAACAATCAATGACACAACAAGCTTCACAGTGACTGAATATGCAGAAGTTGCTACCCTCGAATCGTTCGATTCAGCGAATGCTTTATACCTTCAATCAACTATCCCTGGCAGTGCGATTTTTGTCACAGGGCTTACATTCCAAGTAGGTCTCTTTGATACAGGATTATCTGCATTTGCATATTCATTTTTACTAGACAATAACTATTTAACTGTTAAAAACTCAACAACAATACTATACTCATCATATGCTTCACCATCGTGTGATATTTCTATTTACACAGATAGTCGAACTGTTTATTTTCAGATTAATGGAACTACCGTTGCAACCTGCCCGTATACGAGCGGAACATATTGCTATGAGACGATTTCATTTTTAACTACGACAGTTACCAATGTCCGTTTCTATCCCATGAGTCTCGGCGTAACCGGCCCTACGGGTAACACTGGCAATACGGGTAACACAGGTAACACCGGCAACACGGGTAACACTGGACCAACAGGCAACACTGGGCCTACAGGCAACACTGGGCCTACAGGCAACACTGGGCCTACAGGCAACACGGGTAGCACGGGTAATACTGGACCTAGTGGAGCAACTGGTGCAATCTATGTTCTTCCAACAACACTAATACATGTCATACAGCTTCCAACAACTATTCAAGGAACTACATTTATAAAGTCAGGAGGAGCTTCAAATACATATGATGCAAGTGTCTACTCTCTGATTCCAACAAATGTGGGCATTGCGTATGCTCAGGCTGCAAGTACTACAGTAAATATCACATTCGGATTTACACTTAATCCCTCTTTCTCTCAATATTACTGGACGTTCCAAGGCGGTGGCCTTTTATATTATAATACACCTGCCACTGGTTCTGTATATACTGGCTTATTTACAACCTCTACGATTGTAAGCATAAGTTACAACGGATACACTGTAAATTTATATAAAGATGGACTACTTCTAGCATCGATACCTGCTACGCTTACATCACTGTACATGCTGGGCGAGTTCTACAACAACGGTGATAGTCTAGTGAATGTCGTGTGGGGGCCATCTATTCTTGGAGCCACTGGTCCTACTGGTGTGACTGGTCAAGCGGGTACAACAGGTAATACGGGTAACACTGGACCTGCTGGCACAGGTGGAACTGGTGCCACTGGCCCTACTGGTCAAGCGGGTACAACAGGTAATACGGGTAACACTGGACCTGCTGGCACAGGTGGAACTGGTGCCACTGGCCCTACTGGTCAAGCGGGCACCACAGGCAATACGGGTAACACTGGACCTGCTGGCACAGGTGGAACTGGTCCTACTGGTAATACGGGTGCTATAGGTAATACTGGTTCGACTGGCGCAACTGGTGCTGGTGCAACCGGTCCTACGGGCAATACTGGCCCTATTGGAACTGGCCCTACTGGTGCAACCGGTGTTACTGGTAATACTGGACCTACTGGTAATACTGGACCCACCGGTAACACAGGTAACACTTGGCCTACTGGCGTTACAGGTAATACGGGTAATACTGGAAACACTGGAAACACTGGTAGAACAGGACCTACAGGCAATACAGGTAACACTGGTAACACCGGACCTACTGGTAATACTGGACCTACAGGTAACACTGGCAATACTGGATCTACTGGAAACACTGGGCCAACGGGCAATACTGGGGCAACTGGTGCAACTGGCAACACTGGTGACACTGGACCTACGGGAAACACCGGTAATACGGGTAACACTGGGCCTACTGGAAATACGGGTGATACAGGTAATACGGGTAACACTGGACCGACAGGTAATACAGGGCCTACTGGTAACACTGGAAACACTGGACCTACTGGCAATACGGGTCCTACTGGTAACACTGGTAATACAGGCAGCACGGGTCCTACTGGTAACACTGGTAATACTGGTCCTACTGGAAATACAGGTAACACGGGTCCTACTGGCAACACTGGCAATACTGGACCTACAGGTAACACTGGCAATACAGGACCTACTGGAAATACAGGCAATACAGGACCTACTGGAAATACAGGCAATACAGGACCTACTGGAAATACAGGCAATACAGGACCTACTGGTAATACTGGCAACACTGGTCCTACAGGTAACACGGGTAATACTGGTCCTACTGGAAATACAGGTAACACGGGTCCTACTGGCACCACTGGCAATACTGGACCTACAGGTAACACTGGCAATACAGGACCTACTGGAAATACAGGCAATACAGGACCTACTGGTAACACTGGCAACACTGGACCTACAGGCAACACTGGCAATACTGGACCT